AATCTTCTAATGCTCATTATGCAGCTTTACAATCACCTCCACATTCTTCTTATAGTGGTAATTTAACAATAACATTACCAACAAGTTCTGCTACACTTGTAGGAACATCTACTACTGATACATTAACTAATAAAACTTTTGGAGATAAGGTAGAGTTTGATAATGATGTATGTATAAGTGGAGATGCACATATTGGAGGAGCTACTCATTTAGCAAGTACGTTAACAGTAGCTGGTAATACTACATTAACAGGTACATTAGGTGTAGGAGGTAATGCTACATTTGCAGAAAAAGTTTGTGCATCTGCATTCTATGGTGATGGTACAAATATTACAGGTATACCTATTACAGGTAATATATCAGTTTCAAATGCACAAGTAGGTGGTACATTAAAAGTATCTTCTACTGCTACTATAGAAGGTGAAACACATTTAAAAGATAAATTAAGTGTAGGAGGTGCAACACATCTTGCTTCAACATTAACTGTAGCAGGAAATACTACATTAACAGGAACTCTTGGAGTAGGTGGTGCAGTTAATCTTGCAAGTACATTAACAGTTACAAGTAATGTATCTATAGGTGGTACATCTAATATAACTGGTAAAGCAGAGTTTGAAAATGATGTATCTGTATCAGGTAATACTGCTATAGGTGGCACACTTGATGTAGGAGGTAATGTATCATTAGGTGGTAATGTTACAATTAAAGGAGATGTACATGTAAGTTCTAAAGTATGTGCTTCAGCTTTTTTTGGAGATGGTTCTAATTTAAGTAATGTAACTGCAGTTATTACAGGTGATATATCTGTTAATAATGTAACTATTGGTGGAACTTTACATGTAGGAGGTATTACTACAGTAGTAGGTTATACTCATTTTAAAGATGATGTTTCAGTATCTGGTAATGTTCATATAGGAGGTACTACTACAATAACAGGAGCTGTATCTTTAGGTAATAATTTAGATGTAGCAGGTAATGTATCTGTTTCAGGAGATATGAATATTAGTGGTCATACTACTATAGCAGGAGCAGTACAACTTGGTTCTACATTAAGTGTTACAGGTTATTCACATTTTAAAGATGATGTGTCTGTAAGTGGTAATGCTATTATAGGTGGCACAGTAAGTGTTGGTGGTGGTATAATTGATTTAAAAAATACAGGTTCACAATCAGAACTTAGAATGTATTGTGAATCAAGTAATGCACATTATGCTGCATTAAAAGCACCTGCACATGCAGATTTTTCTGGTAATATAGATTTAGTAATGCCTGCATCTGCAGATACATTAGCAGGATTAGCAGCAACACAAACATTTACAAATAAAACATTTGGTGATAAAGTAGAATTTGATAATGATGTATGTGTATCTGGTAATGCAGTAATTGTAGGAAATGTTTCAATCGGAGGTACATCTAATATTACAGGTAATGCAGAGTTTGAAGGAAATGTCTCTGTTAGTGGTGATTTAAATATAGGTGGACATGCTACTATAGCAGGTGCAGTTCAATTAGGTTCTACATTAAGTGTTGCAGGAGAAACTCATTTACAAGATGCAGTAAGTTTAGCAAGTACACTTGTTGTTGGTGGTAAAGCAGAGTTTGATGGTGATGTATGTATATCAGGTAATTCACAGTTAGTAGGTACATTAAAAGTAACAGGAGCTACAACTATAACAGGTAACTCTGGTTTCTTAGGTACAGTAAGAGTATCAGGTAATACTTCATTAGAAGGACAATTACAATTAACAAAAAGTGCAGCAGCAGTTGTATGTGCAACAGCTATTAATGGTGTAGCTTCAGTATCATTAAATTTTGGTAATGCACAAAACTTTAGTACAACAGTTACAGCAGCACATACACTAGCTAAACCTATAGGATGTCGAACAGGACAAACAGGTAGTATATTTATGGTTCAAAGTGGAGGAAGTGGTACAATGGCATATAATGCAGATTTTAAATTTATAGGTGGTACAGACCCAACCTTATCAACAGATAATGGTGCAGTAGATAGATTAGATTATATTGTAGTATCAGCATCTAGTGATGGAGTTGGAGGAGATATACAAATGGTAATTTCACAGGCATACGCATAATGGGAGTCTTTCAAAATAATTTATTAGCAGGAGCTGCAGCAGCAGCAAGTGCAGGTGGTGGAGGATTTTATTCACATCAGATAGAACAGAGCTGTAGATTTGACAGAGGAAGTAGTTCAGTAATAAAGCGTACTAATGGTGCACCATCTAATCAAAAAAAATGGACATTAAGTTTTTGGTTAAAATTTACAGAAGCTAATAATACAACTGGTAGTCAATGTCAAATGGTAGTATCAGGCACTGGTGGTAGTGCATATTTTTTTACAACTTTTCGTAATAATGAGTTTAAAAGAGAATTATCAGGTACTGGTTATTTAACTAGTTCTGCTTTATTTAGAGACCCTGCTGCATGGAATCATTTTATTTATAGAGTAGATACTACGCAATCAACAGAATCAGATAGAGAAAGACTATATTTAAATGGAAATATAGTAGCTTGGGGTACTACACAAGGTCCTAACTATATTAGTCAAGATGCTGATTATGGATATGTAACACAAAATAGTGTTGATATTGCATTTGGTGGTATATCAGGAGTAGGGCATGGCACAGTAGGAACTTCTCATTATCTAGCAGAATTTATATTAACAGATGGACAATCATATGCACCTACACAATTTGGTGAAACTAAAAATGGTGTGTGGATTCCAAAAGACCCAAGTGGTACAACCTTTGGTAATAATGGTTTTCATCTTAAATTTGAAAATGCAAGTGATTTAGGTAATGATTCGAGTTCGAACAACAATGATTTTACAGCAGCAGGACTTGATGCAGACCATCAAGTTCTTGATAGTCCAACATTTGGGAGTTAATTATGGCGAGTAGTGGAAATTTTTGCACAATGAATCAAGTAGATACTGGTGTATATCAAACTATAACAGAAGGTAATTTAATAGTAGGTGGCACAGGTTCTTCTACAGCAGATCAAGCTAAAAGAGGAGCAACTTTTTATGTAAATAGTGGTAAATGGTATTGGGAAGTAAGACAAACAGTAGGAGGTTCTTCTTATGGAGAAGTAGGAATATCAGTAGGAAGTGCAGGAACAGGAACTCCTTCAGCTAATTCAGGTTTTTCTGATGGTCTTATGTATCAATCTATAGCAGGTACATTAGCAGCAACTGCAGCAGGATACGTAGGATTAGGTACAGTAACCACTACATCAACTGGTGTAAGTGCTATTTCAAGTAATCAAGTTATTAATATAGCTTTAGATATGGATAATAGAAAATTATGGTTTGGTTTAGATGGAACATATTTTAATTCTGGAGACCCTGCAAATGGAACTAATCCACAATTTAGTTGGACTACAGATACATTTGTAACACCTACTTCAAAAAATTATGCAGCAAATAGACCTTCTCATTATAACTTTGGACAGGATTCTACATTTGGTGGAAATGAAACAGCAGGAGGTAATGCAGATGGTAATAGTCATGGAGATTTTCATAGTAGTGTTCCCACAGGGTTCTTGTCATTATGTTCTTCAAACCTTTCAATTAGTGATGACATAGACCCTGCACAAACTGATGATGATTATGCAGGTGGTAAACAATTTGCTCCAATTCTATATACTGGTAATGGTAGTAATAATCATGCAATAAGTGGATTAGGTTTTCAGCCTGACATGGTGTGGATTCAACGAAGAAGTGGTGGAACTTCTTATGGTAATGGAATACTTGATTCTAATAGAGGAGCAGGTTTAGGATTATATCCTGATAGAACTGATGCTGATACAACTTTTACAAGTGATTTTGATTCTTTTGATAGTGATGGATTTACATTAGATGCAGGTTCATCTATGAATATAAATAATAGTGGTTCACCTTTTGTAGCCCATTGTTGGAGAGCAAATGGAGGAACGACAGCTACAAACAGTGAAGGTAATCATGATTGCACTTTACAAGCAAATGCAAAAGCAGGATTTAGTATAATGACTTTAGCTAATTATACAAGTGCTAGTGGAGTAACTATAGGACATGGACTTGATACAGCACCTTCTTTTTATATACATAAATCTCGTTCATCAACTGGTAACTGGCATGTCTATCATTCTGGTATAGGTGCAACAAAAGCATTGCTATTAAATAGCACTAATTCAGAAGCAACAGCAATAGGATATTGGGCAAATACAGAACCAACTGCTGATGTATTAAGTTTAGGAAATACATTTGCAGGAACAAGTGATGGAATAGTATATGCGTGGGCAGAAGTAGAAGGTTATAGTAAATTTGGAACTTATGTTGGTTCAGGTAATGCTAATGGACCATTTATTTATACAGGATTTAAACCTGCTATGTATTTTGTAAAAAATGCAACAGCAGCTAATGGATGGTTTGTTTTTGATAAATTAAGAGATGGGTTTAATGACCAAAATGATACTTTATCTTGGCAAGATTCTTCAGTAGAAGATAATACTTACAAAGCTGATATATTATCAAATGGTTTTAAAGTTAGAGATAGTAATAATGCAACTAATCAATCAGGTCAAACTTTTATATATGGTGCTTGGGCAGATGTGCCATTTAAATATAATAATACTTTTTAGGAGGTGAAATAATATGTGGGCTTATATAAAGGATAATAAAATAGAACAAATCTATCAAAGACCAAAATCTTTGATGCTAGGTGAAGTTCGTTATCCATCTAATATGTTTACTAAATATACAGATGTTGAGAAAGCTGCTATAGGAATATATCCTGTAGAAAATAGTGGCACAAAAGGAGATGATAGATTTGAATATACTTCAGGTCCTACATATACTTGGAGTGCTTCTGATAAAAAAGTAACAACATCTTATACAATAACAGCAAAGTCTTTAGTAGATGTAGAATCTAAAGATGATGATGGTAATAATATATTAGATGAAAAAGGAAATAAAATTTATATTTATGGTTTAAAAACTGTAGCTAAAAATTTAGCTAAACAACAAGCTAATAATTATATATCTAGATTTAACTGGTTAGTAGAACGATTAGCTTATGATAGTAGTAAAACTATACCAAGTGCTGTTACAACATATGTAGCAGCTATTAGAACTGATTGTGCTGAAATAGAAACAGCTATAGATAATGCTAGTGATATGGCAGCTTTTAAAGCATTACATCAAGATACTTATAATTATGATAGTAATAAAAATATTGTATCAGTAAAAGAAGTAGCAAGAATTAATAGATGGAGTGATGATTATGATGTTCAACAGTATGTTAGATAGAATTAAGAAGTTTTATAAAAAATTTAAAAAAAGATTATTTGGTAAACTTTGCCAATGTAATGATTAATAGGAGAATAAAATATGACATCAACATATACAAGTAGTTTACGACTAACAAAACAGGGTGATGGAGATAATCCTAACTCATGGGGTGTTGTATTAAATGATGGTGTTATTAGTTTAGTAGATGATGCTATTGCAGGTTATACAACAGTTTCAATAGGAGCAGGAGCTACTGTAACATTATCAGCAGTAGATGGTGGTGGAGATACACCAAGATCTGCTTTTTTAGAAGTAGCAGGTTCTGTAGGTGGAGCACAAACAACAATATCTTTATTAATACCTGCACAGTCTAAAAGTTATGTAATTAATAATAAAGTATCTGCTAATACTACAGCAAGTGATGTAGTTAAAATTAAAACTGCTAGTGGTACAGGATATACAATTCCTTTTGGTTCTATAGGATTAGTTATCTGTGATGGTACAAGTGTATTTGCAACTAATGCAAAAGGACAAGGATTTGGTACAGCAGCTTCTGCAGATGTAGGAACAGGAACAACAAATGTACCTGATGTATCTATAGCTGATTTACGTTATCCTAGAGTATCTGTAACAGCTGCAGCTACTCTACGTGGTGATTTAAATATAGAAGCAGGTTCTTTAAAAGTAGGAACATCTGCTAGAGCCTATAATCCAATAACAACATTAACAGATGCTGCAAGTATAGCAGTAAACTTTGCATTAGGTAATAACTTCTTAGTTACAATAGGTGGTAATAGAACATTAGCAGCACCAACAAATGCAGTAGCAGGACAGACAGGACAGATATATGTAATACAAGATGGTACAGGTTCAAGAACATTATCTTATAATAGTGTTTATCAATTTGTATCTGGAGCAGCTCCTACGTTAAGTACAGGTGCAAGTGATGTAGATATTTTAGTATATAGTACAAGAAGTGCTACAACTATAGATGCAGCTTTATTAAAAAACTTTGATTAGGAAATAAATGTCTCAAGCTAGACTAGTAAAAATGAATTTAAAAGCTGGTGTTGAAAGAGAATCAACACAGTATGCAGAAACTGGTGCATGGTATGATGTAGATAAAGTACGTTTTAGAGCAGGTAAACCAGAAAATATAGGTGGATATGAAACAAGAGTATCTAGTACATTTGATGGTGCAGGTAGAGAATTAATTACATGGTCAGATAATAGAAGATTAAAACGTGCAGCTTTTGGTACATCTAAAAAATTATATGAACATGATGGAGATAGAATTGTAGATATTACACCAGTATCTGCAAGTACAACTTTAACTAACTGTTTTTCTGTAGCATTAAGTGCAAACACAGTTACAGTATCTGCAGCTAGTCATGGTAGAAGTACAGGAGATTTTATTTTCTTTACAAGTTCTACTACGATTGGTGGTAATATATTATTAGGAACAACAACGTATGCTGTTAGTGTTATTAATTCTAATACTTTTGCTATTGACGTAGCTACAACTGCAAGTGCAGCTCAATCATCTAGTGGTGGTGGAACTATACATTATTTATTAGCAACTGGTACAGATAATGCTGTAGCAGGTTTAGGATATGGTGCAGGAGTATTTAATGCAGGTGTATGTGCAGCAGGAGGTAGAGGATGGAATCAACCAACATCTACAGGGTCTAGTGACTTTATAAGTGAAATAACACAATGGAGTTTAGATAACTGGGGTGAAGATGTTGTAGCAAATAGAAAAGGTGGATGTATTTATTATTTTGATACAAATGCTTCTGTTGTACCTCTTAGAGCAGTTAAAGTATCTGGTGCAACTAATTCAACACCAACAACTGTAAACTCTATTATTGTTTCACCTAATGATAGACATTTAATATGTTTAGGTGGTAATCAATTTGGAACTACTGCATCACCTACAGGAACATTTGATCCAATGACTGTACGTTGGTCAGATCAAGAAGATTATACAAACTGGGTTCCTTCTAAAGATTCTACATCAGGTGAAGTTATATTAACAGATGGTACACAAGTAGTAGGTGGTGTACGAAGTAGAAATGCTATAAGTATATGGACTGATAATTCTTTTTGGCAAATGACTTTTGTAGGTCCTCCTTTTACTTTTAAGTTTTCTCAGTTAGGAACCAACTGTGGTTTAATTGCACAACATGCAGCAGTTGATTATGATGGTCGAGCAGTATGGATGGGATATGATAATTTTTATACATTTGATGGTCAAGTTAAAAGTTTAAATTGTACAGTTAGAAGATTTATATTTAATAGATTAAATATTGCACAAAAAGATAAAATATTTTGTGGTATTAATTCAGAGTTTAAAGAAGTAATTTGGTTATATCCATCTACTAATTCTACAGAATGTGATAGTTATGTTATCTGGTCTCCTGATGAAAACTATTGGACATATGGTTCAACTATTTTTACAACCTTTGCAGATAAAGCTATATTTGGAAATACAATAACAACAGGAACAAAAGGTACTGCTAATAACTTATATAATAATGAGCCTGATGGAATGTATACAGAAGATGGAGAACCACAATCTTCATTTATAGAATCAGCAGATTTTGATATAGACCCAGGTAATGATATAATGTTTGTAAGTAGAGTAATTCCTGATTTTGATATTAATGATGGTGCATTAACATTTTCTATTAAAACAAAAGATTTTCCTGAAAGTAATAATGAAAGAGAAAAACCTGCTCCTCCACATTCAGTAACTAACTCTACAACTAAAATAGATATGAGAGCTAGGGGTAGACAAGGTAGAATAAGAGTATCTTGTAATGCAGCAGGAACAAGATGGAGATGGGGATCTATACGTTTAGCAATGCAACCTGATGGTCAAAGATAATGGCTAGGTATCCAGAGTTACCAAAGTTTATACAATCAGAAGCAGATGCAAAAGAACTTTATAATTTTATACAACAATGGGGAGCTGCTTTAATAAATGAATTAGATACAAGAGATATAGAAAATAATGCAACACCTTCTACTAATATATATGCAGTAGCAACAGTAGGAACAATAACAAGACCAAGAAAAGGAGATATAGCTTATTCAGTATCTACAGGTAAATTTAAAGGATATGTTAGCTTAGGAGCTGAAACATCTTGGCAGAATTTAAACTAATGAAAGATAAATATACACAACAAGACTATTTTAATATTTTAAATAATCCAGCAAGTACTTATTTTGGTCTTGCTAATAGAGGAATGGTAATGCATCCTTTAACTAGATTAGATAATCTAAATAATGCTATGAAGAATTTTCCTAAACAAAATACTTTTGTAGCAAATAATACATTACCACAATCTAACCCATATTCACCACAACAAGTATTAAGGAAAAGGAAATGATGCAAACTAATAAAATTCAAATCATGGATGATATGATGCGTAACTTACAAAGAGGAGATGGTATATCTAATCTACGAGCTTTACAACAAATGAAACAAATGAAACAACCTCAACAAATGAAGTATATGTCTAAGGGAGGTTTTCCTGATTTAAGTGGTGATGGACAGGTAACACAAAAAGATATTCTTATGGGTAGAGGAGTTATAGAAAAAAAATATGGTGGTCTTGCAGGGCTTCCTAAAATAAAAGCATTTGGTGGATTTAATCCTTTTAAAGCTGTTGCAAAAGGTGTAAAAAATGTAGGTAAAGGTGTAGCTAGTGGTGTAAGAGACGTTGGTAAAGGTATTAGTGGAGCTTTAGGTGGAGATAGTGGTAACTTACTTAAAAACCTTGCAATACAATTAGCATTAACTTATGCTATGGGTCCTGGTGGTTTTAATTTTCAAATGCAAAATATGACTCCAATGCAAAAATTTGGTTTAAGATTTGGTAAAGGTTATCTTGGTTCTGCTTTAGCTGGAGGTGTTCCAGGTGTTACAAAAAATTTATTAGATCCTAGTAAACTTACATCAGGAGCTGTTACAGCTAGTTTAGGAGCTTTAGGTGATCAGTTTGGAGCTCCTGCTACATCAATAGAAGGAGAAGATTTAATACCTGTAGAGGGATCAGGAAATTATACTTATGCACCTTCAGGAGATGCTTTAGCACAAGATGCTGCACAAAAAGGTTTTCTTGAAAGGGGTAAAGATGCTATAATGAATTTTGCAGATAAAGATGTTCCTGGAATAGGTACAACAGCAGCAGGTGAATCAGCTTTAACATATGGAGATGTAGCAGCATCAGGAGCATCAGCTGTAGCAGAAACAGAAAAACAAAAACAATTTGATATAGCTGAAAAAGCAGAGCAAGATGCACAAGGAGCTGCTCAAGCTTTAAAAGATAAAATGGAAGGAGAGCAAAGAAGTGCTGCAGAATTTGCTAGACTTGCTGTAGAAGATCCTGTATTATATCAATATGTATATAAATATAAAGATAATCCACAGGCTGTAGCAGATATTGTAAATCAAATGGCAGCTGGATCTCCTAATATACAGTCAGCTCAAATGTTTGAACCTGCTACGTATACAACAGAATCAGGTAGACTTCCTGGTGCAAATGCTGCATATGGTGGTGGTATCTCAACTATTATAAATAATGCAGTAGGACAAAATCAACAATTTGCTAGTGGTATGGTTCCTAATACTACAGATCCTAGATCAGATGGTATGAGTGATAGTGAAACAATGATTATTACAGATGAAAAAGGAGAAGAACCAAAAGGTATTATGAAAATAAGTGAAGAAGAATATGTTATTTCTGCACCTGATATGGCTATATTAGGTAATGGTTCTGCTAGAGCAGGAGCAAAAAAGTTAGATAGTTTTAGAAAAGGATTACGTAAAATGGCTTATGGAACATCTACACATCAACCAAGAATAGATAGTAATAAAGCATTAGAATCATTAATATAAAGAATAAGGAGTAAGAATGGTATCAATATTTCAACCAAGGTTTCCAACACAACCTTCACCTGCAGGAGCTACAGTTGCTACAACTCAGTTTCCTACAGAGTTAGCTCCTTTTATAAAAGACATTTTAGAAAAAGCTAAAGCACAACAAGTAGGAGCAGCATATCAACCATATACAGGACCACAGCTTGCACAGTTTACAGATGCAGAAAAAGCAGCTATGGATGCTATGCGACAACAAACTACAGGTCTTGCAGGCACAGATGTAGCACAAGCTACTCCATATTTTACAGGTGCTAAGACTGCAACAGAAGGATTAGGTCAACAGTTTACAGGAGATGTGGCTCAACAGTTTATGAATCCATATCAACAAGCTGTTGTAGATCAAGCTAAAAGAAAAGCTATAGAAGATTATGAACAAGTTACAGCTCCTAAAATTACTGCTCAAGCTATAGCACAACAACCTTTTGGTGGTTCTAGACAAGCTATTGCAGAAGGAATGGCTAGAGAAGGTTTAGCAGATAGACTTAGTGAAATGCAAGAAAGAGGTTTAGCATCAGCATATGCTTCAGGACAAAAAGCATTTGAACAACAAAAAGCTAGAGAGTTACAACAAGCTCAACAGTTAGCACAGTTAGGACAAACTGTACCACAACAAGCATTAAGAGATTTAGCTGTGCAACAACAGTTAGGAGCAGAAGAAAGACAACAAGAACAATTAGCATTAGATTTATCTAAAGGACAATTTATGGAAGAAAGAGAATTTCCAACTAGAGCATTACAAGAATACTCTGCTATAGTTAGAGGTTTTCCATTTCAACCATCTACTTATCAAACATCAACACAGTATCAACCTACACCTTCAATAGCTAATCAGTTATTACAATTAGGTGGAGTTGGTATGGGTGCATATACACAGTTTACTGGTAAACCTATGGCTAATCTTTTTGGTATGGGTGGAGCAGCTAAAGGTGGTGGTATTGCAGATGTTATATCTAATCAAATGGGTAAAAATATGCAAATGCGTTCATTAGGTGATTTTACAGAAGCAGCAAGTGAATTAGAATTACAAAAAAAAGCTCAACAAAGAGAATTAGAAGAATTAGCAAGAAAAGATTTACAAATACAAGCAGAAGCAGTTGCATTAGATGACCCTGAAGAACCTTTAGAATTTTTAGTAAGTCCAGATGATGAAGAATTTGTTCCTGGGTTTATGGGATATAATGTAAGAGAAATATCTATGGATGCTGATAGATTAAATGATGCTCAGTTTGAAGAAAAGTATGGTGAAACTAAAACTTTTATGATTGGTAATATAAATGAACTAGGTTCAGGAAGAGCATTACAACGTATTGATGAAAAAAGATTAGGAGGACTTCCTACTATTTATAATGCAGAAGCTGAGAATGAACAAAATCAAGAAATAACAGATTTAAAAAATACAACAATTGGAGGAGACGCTTATACAATAGATACAACAGGCTTAAAAAATAAAATAACTACAGAAGCTGTGGCTCCTTCAGAAATTGATTTAGAAGGAGAATATAAAGATTTATTTCAAACAATGACTGGAAATCAAAATTTTTTAAATCGTAACCTAAAAGAATCTGTACCTGAAGCTGCAAAAATTTTAAAGTATGTTGAAGATTTAAAAGAGCCTGAAGACTATGCAGCATATAAAGCAGTTATGGATGACGAGAGTACAGTAGGAAAAGCCTTTCAACAAAAACAAGAGAAGCTACAAGAAGTATTAGATCCTACTTCAGAATTTAATATTGAAAGAGATAAAACTAGATTAGCTCAAAGAGCTACAGCAGAAGGTAGAGGTATGGTAGAAGCAGCTTTAGCTATGGACCCTAGTCAATCTTTTGTACAAAATTTTAGTACACTATTAGGAGGTACTGCAACTGGATATGGAGCTGCAAGAGATGCATTTGATAGCTATGTTGAACAAGATATGAATGAACAAATACAAGCTAATCAAGGTATTGTAGACTTACAATCAGATAGAATAAAATTACAAAATGAAACTAAAGATAGAATTCTTGCAGAACAAAGTAATGTATTACAAGCTAAATTAGCTACATTAGGTAAACTTATTGAAAATAAAAATATTGATTCTGGAATGATAGGTAATTTACTTGGTTTACAAGCAGAGATAAAATTAAAATTACTTGAAAGACAACAACAAGATAAAACAACAGCATTAAGTGCAGAAGAGTTAAATTTAAAAAGAACAGAAATTTTAAATAACATAGAAAATGCTAAGTTTTTAGCTAAGCAAGAAGCTTGGAAAAATATGATAACACATAAATATAATATAGCTGATTTAGTAAATAAACAAGATGAAATTGCTGCTATAGTTCAAAAAGCAGAGATAGAAGCAGGAATAGATAGAAATAATCTTGATACAGAATTTAAAAATACACTAGCTTCATTAGATAGAGCTTTTCAGGTAAGTACAGATGCAGATGGTCAGTTAACTTTTGGAAAGATGAATAATCCTAGAGATTCTATGGTTTACATGTTAGCTCAAAGTGATATAATGAGAAGAATATCTTGGAATAAAGCTAATAACAGACCTGCTTATGAGGGTATAGGAGAATTAACTTCAGATTATATGGGAACTAAAGAACATGGAATAGTTCCTGGAGCTTTTAAATATTTAGATGAAAATATATTAGCATCAGATGTTGGTAAAAACATAAGAGATGATTGGAGTAGTTATAATGGAACTATGAGAAATTGGATTACTACTTTACAACAAGATCCAGATAAATATAAGTTAAGTCAAATTGTAAAAGGAAATACTCCAGAAGATAAAGATGAAAATTTTAAGAAATTTATGGATGCTATAGCAAATAATACTATAATACTATAATATTATGACAGATAATAATAATAATATTTTAAATAGACAAACTATTGAAGACGATTATAATCTTTTATTTAAAAGAATGGATGCAGATTATTTAATTCCTGATGAAAAAGAAAAAGAAGAAATTAAAAAAGATCCGTTTAAACTAAATATACAAGGAGATTATCAAAAACTTTTTGATCGTATGAATTTAGATAAATCTACTGTATCTACAGAAGATGTTACTACTACACCTATACCTAATACAACTACTACACCTATACCTGATACAACTACTACATCTATTATACAAAAACCTCCTCCAAGAGTTCTTCCTGATGCTATAAAAAACTTTGATATAGATTCTTATGACTGGGATGTTACTGTACAAGAAAAAGAACCAGAAGAAGATAGAACTCAAACAGAAGAGGATATGAGAAAGGATAAGAAGTGGATAAAAAATATTCGTACAATTTATAACTTTCAAAATCCTGATAATCCTTGGAGTGAAAAAGATGGAACAGATAGAGACTTAGCTACTTGGGGTTTAAATAGAATGAGTAGATTAGGACATAACTTTACTAATATAGGAATGACTGCTGCTACAATAAAAAATATGCCTGAAGATGTACAAAGAGCATGGATACAATCTATATCACAGTATGAACCTTCTGCTTGGTCTTGGCGTGGATTTTTTAAAGGTCTTGGTTGGTCAATAGCAGATGTACCTACTGCTTTATCTTTTGGAACATTTGCATTAGCTAAAGTTTTAGGAGGTAGAGCTGCAAGTGTATTAACAAAACTTAGTTTTAGAGAAACTTTAAAAAAAGAATTAGCAAAAAAAATAGCTGCTAAAAAAGGTAAAAAAGCTTTAACAACAACTGAAGTAAAAGAAGCACAAAAAATTGCAAGAAAAATAACTAGACCTTATCAGTATGGAGCAAGTGGATTAAGTGCTGGTGCATATGGTGGTATTTTTGATATGATGTATCAAAATTTTAAAGAAGATGTATCTAAAGATTTACCTGAAGAAGAACAATATAAGTATAATAATATAAGTACTTTAATAAATACTGGATTAGCAACAAGTATAGGATTAGCTATTCCTTTTGCAGGAAGAAGTATAGGTAGCAAACTTTTTGATGATAAAGCTGCACAAAGAATTGTAGATGAAGAAGAATATATAATAGATACTCTTAGAGAGATAGGAAAAGGAGAAGAAACATCTTCTAAAAATACTGATTTTATAAGTAATCTAACTAGAGATGATATTAAAGAATTATCTTCTAATCAAGTACTACCTGAAAGAAATAAAAAAGGAGAGATGATAAAAGGTGAAGATAAACCACATAAATTATTTGAACAAGTATTAGAAAAACAATTTAAAACTGGAAAAAATGCAGGTAAATATAAAGGTAAAGATATTAAAGCTTTATCTTGGGGTCCTGGACAACACATTGAAAAAACTATTAAAACAGATAGAGGTAATATAATAGATGATGGAGGAAAAGCTTTAGGTAAAGATGGTAAACCTACAACAAATAAAGATAAACAAGTTCAAATACCTTATAATGATGTACCTGAAAGAAAGCAAGTTCAAAAAAGTATAGATAAAGTTTTTAATCAACAAACTGATCCCCCTAAGAAAAAATTTATACAAGGAGAAAAAGTTAATCTTCCTAATAAAAAAGAAGGAATAGTTGTTGAAGTAGATAATAAAACAAAATTAACTAAAGTAGAAGATATGGATGGCAATACATATAATGTAGAGACTGGTAAATTATTAGACTTAAATCAACCAGTTAAAGAACAATTAACACTTGGTTTTGATACTATTAAGCCTTCTTATAAGTTATATGATTTAGAAGAGGTTAGAGAAAATGCTCCTGAAGGTACATTTGTAGATGAATCTTATTTAGGAAAAGGAGATCATGATGCTATATTAGCTGCTAATTGGTTAGGTCAATTACCTGATACAAAAGCTAAAGGAGAAATAGAAAGAATTGCAGATACTTTAAATAATGAAGGTAGCCTTGTAATTAATACTGGTAATAAAAAATCTGTTTTAATGAGAGATAAAAGTGAATTTGTAACAGAACTACCTAAAGAATTACGTGATGGAAAAACAAGAGATGTTAAAGGTAAAACAGGTAGATTTACAGAAAAAGCTAAAGTACATACTAAAGATGGAGTTGATGGTTTTCTTATTGAAAAATATAAAACCTTAGGTATTTCTGATGAAGCTCTTGAAAAAACATTAAAGACTAATTTTAAAAATGTTATTAAAGATGGAAATATTTTTGTTGCTAAAAATAAAAGAAAAAAAGCATTAAACGAATCTAATCCAGCAAATATAAAAAAGAATGTAAAAACAAAAAATAAACCTATAGCTGTTATACCTAAAGATAAAAGACAAATTAGTTGGTTTGATGAATGGTTTAGTCAATCTGCAGGATTACCTGCTGAAATTCATGCATCTCGTATAGCTAAAAATGCTATAGGAGAAATAGTAAAAAGATCTGTAGCTAGAAAAGTAAATCTATTTAATAGACAAAAAGAAAAAATAAAAACAATAAATAACAAAAGTTATAAGGAAATGACAGATCAAGAGAAAGAATATTTAGGTTTATTAGCTGATATGATTTTACGAGGAGGAGGATATAAATTACAAAATCGAGAAGGAAGATTTAATTTATTACAAAAGTATGATGCCTTTAGAATTCAACCTGAACTAGAAACTCACTTTAAAGGAATTGATCCTTTTGGTAAGTTGCCTGATGGTTTTATTAAAAATTTAGTAAATATGAGGGATGATATAACTAAAGCTCAAGAGAAAGCTATGAGTGTAGGACTTATTGAAAAAGGTTCTGATTTACATGTAGCATTTGAAAGAAGCATGGGAACTTTTTCAGATGATTTTGATTTACATTTAAATAGACAATATAGAATAATAGATGAACCAGAAAACTGGGCAAAAACTATTGTAGAAAAATTTCCTGAACGTATAGAAAAAGCAAAAATATTTTTTAAAAATGAAATACAATCTGAAAATATGTTAACTACAGTTACTCCTGATAATAAAGAAGTAGGCTTTGCTCCTGCATTAATTGTAAGAGAAATTAATGATTTAATAAATTTACGTTTAACTAAAGGATACAAAAATGCAGAAAATGGTAAACCTGATCGTAGAATTGGATCTGAAGAAAAAGCTTTAAGATTAGAAAACCGATTAAGAAATGAAAGATTTGGAGGTTTAGCAGTAACAACACAAATGCCTGTAGATAAATTAAAAATATTAAAAGAAGAATTTTTAGATGATGAAGCAGGAAAATTAGTAAATAGATTTTTAAGAAAATATACAGATGAAGAAGTATCTGTGCTTAAAGATTTTGGATTTAATCCTAAAGCATTTGATGTAACTGATATAATGTTTTTAAATTTAGATCATTTAAAACCAGGAAAAAAAGGAGATAAAATGATATTACCTCCTGATTCTGATACAGGTGCTAGATCTATTTTTTTTAGAAGAAAAAAGATACCTGAAGAAATTAGAAGTTTAATGGGAGAATATAAAGACCCTGCTTATAATTATGTAAATACATTACTTAAATTAAGACAAAGTATTGAGACATATAAATTTGAAGACCTTGTAGCTAGAATGGCAACACCTAAAGATAAAGGTGGAATGGGAGTATTACCTAATGCAGTAATTCCTAAAAGACTTATTGGAGGACAACTAGAAGAAGCTAGTCCAGGATTTAAAAGTTTATCTGAAGCAACAGCTTTACCTAAATATACTCCAGGAATTAGACTTCCTTATAAACCTGATGGAAAAGAAATATATGTTCCTGATGTAGTATTTACAGCTATTAAAGATGGTAATCATCATATGAGAGAATATGTTAATCCAGCTATTAAAGGATTAATTATAGCACAAGCTTATAGTAGAATGGCAGTAACTGCATTAAGACCAGCAGGTTATCCTAGAAACTATTTAGGAGCTATGATTAAATCTATTTCTTCTGGTAATGTTAGTATTGGTGCAGCAAAAGAAGCTCATAAACTTTTTTCAGCTATTGGTAATTTTGATAATATAGATATGAATAACTTTATTATTCGTCAACAATATTTAGGATTATTAGGACAAAGCACTAGAGCTGCAGATTTAAGAGCACAGTTTAAAGATGCAGGAGTAGAACCTATTGATTATTTTAGTATAAATAATTTTACAGAAAACTTACCTAAAGGTAAAGATACAGCTTGGCTAAGAACAAAACAAGGTGAGCAATGGATAATGGATAGGTATCAATTAATGGATGATGTATGGAGAACCTATAATTTTATTGCAGAAAGAAAAAGATATAAACCTATTGTTGAAGAAGATTTTAGAACAGGTAATATTGATGGATTACTTGGTTCTAGAAAATTAACAGTTAATGATTTTAATAATGATGAAGTAGCTAAATATACTACTAAAAATTTTCCAGGAAAAAAAGTAGGTGATTTAGTTCCTAATGAACCTGAAATAGTTACATTTAGTAATGGATATAAAGTAGGACTAGCAGCAGATACACTAGGAGATGGTGGTAAAACTATAGAAATATCTAACTTAGATACTTTAGCTGGTAAAAAAGTAAGAGCACATATGGATAACTATGCTGAATTATCTAAAGGAATTAAATGGGCAAGAGGACTGCCAATAGCAGACTTTCTAGGATATAAAGCAGAACAAGTACGTACAACAAAAGACATATTTAAAACTGCTATTCAAGATATAAAAAGAGGTATTAAGTTACAATCTGATAGTAAAGGTGAATATGGAGGTATGCTTTATATAGCAGGATTAAAAAGACTAGGTGCTATTATGGCAGGATTAACTCTTGGTCCATCTTTAGCAGGAACAATGGGATATGTATTCTTACAAAAAAATAAAGAAAATTTTAATCCTGATATTATTAGATTAAGTAATGGTGAAAAAATTAAAAACTTTTATTCTAATGCAGAAGGCAGAAATATAGTAGAGGGACCTGAATATGCTTTAGGAACTAATCGTGTTGCTATTGGTCCTCCAGATAAAGATGGAACATATCCTGTTCTTGACTATGATAGATTAAATCCTTGGGGTCCAATTACAACTAGTATTAGTGCTATATTAAATGAATTTTATTTAGATGATGAAACTTTAATGAATAAAATAGATAATGTTGGAGCTGTAGCATTAAAAAAAATATATGAAGAATTGGGACCAACTATGGTAGCTAAAGCAGCTTTTAATGCTTTAAATGGTCAAGATGAATTTGGTAAACCAGTAGCAAATCCTAATGATCCTGATTATATAAAAGCTAAAGAAGCTTTATTATCTGCAGCTAATGTTTTTCTACCAGGATTTATAAGAGATCCTGTAAAAGTATATAAAGCTTTTAAAGAATCACAAGGTAAAGAATCTTTAACTCCATTTGGAGGATTTAAAAATAATCCTATTATGGCAACTTTAAATGCTTTTGGTTTTGCAGGAACATATAATGAACCTAAAAATTCTTTAAGATTTAAAATACAACCAGAGATTAAAGAGATTAAAAGTGCAAGTCAAAGATATTTAAGTGAGTTAGGTAAATATACTAGATTAGAACCAGATACTATTCTTGAACAATATGAAAAAGCATTACAACAAGATATGAATGCTAAGAATAGTTTAATATTAAAGTTTATGGCAGCAAATGCAACAGGTTTAACTAAAAAACAAATACAAGAAAGTATTACTAAAGGTGAAGAACAACCTTCATTAATGGATAAAAATTTAAAACATATACTAAGTAAACAAGGGTATCCTATAAGTTATCAAGTACCTAAATCTTTAAATTATCAAAATAAAGGTATTATGACAAAGTTAAGAGTTATAGCTAAACAACAACAACCGACTGTAAATTATAAACAATCACAAATTAATCAAGATTATGAGTATATTAAAAGTCAAATGAAATTAATACATGATAAATATAATAATAATAAAAATTATTATGAATACTATAAGAATGCTGTACCAGCAGATGATAATAGTTTTGACTGGGATTTAAGATTATTTTAAACTAAAGGAGTAATAATGGCAGATATGACAATGATATGGAACGCAATACTAACTATGGCAATAGGTGGATTTATGTGGTGGATACGTTCTACTTCTGCTGCTATTAGTAAAGTTAAAGAAGAAGCTGCTACATCAAGAGAAAAATTCGCACTTACTTATGCTACTAAAGAAGATGTTAAAGATGATATGACACAGCTTATGCAACGCTTTGATAGACTTGAAAGTAAAATAGATGATATGATAAGGAGACAAGCTAATGGGTAAACAAAGAAAAATACCAAAAATTGCTAAACGATTTAAAAAAATTTTAAAAGGTAAAGAAAGAGGTAAAGGTGAAGGACTTACTAAAACTGTAGGACTTACTAAAGGACAAGGACTGGCTTCTTTACCACCAGGATTAACTCTTGAATCAATAGTTAAGAAAATACCAAAAGGTAAAAAACTTAAAAAAACAATTTTTAAAAAAGCACAGAAAGGAACCAAGGAGAGTGACATGAAAAAGAAAAAATATATAGGTATAGGTGGCTATCATAACCAAAGATCAAACAATAATAATAATAAAACAGACGCTAAGTCTGTACAAAAAAATGCAGTAGAAAAACAGAAAGAACCAAGAACAATAAAACAAGCTAAAGATGCAGGCAAAGATTACTTTATAAATAAAGCTGGAAAAAGACTTGCTGCTGTAACTAAAGAAGAATTAGAAGCTTCAGGTATGAGTCTTCGAGATTATTTAAATGAACAGAAAGGTCTTACTAGAAGAGATGGTAAAAAAGTTACCAAAACTACTAAGAAAGATGATAAACTTAAAAAAGGTACTACTGATATATTTAAAGTTAAAAAAGGAGAAAGTACCACGAGAGCAGCAGATGCTAAAACAAAAAGAGAAACAGCTCAAAAGAAATTAGGTAGAGGATTTACTTTAAAAGGTAAACCTACTACTGATATATTTAAAATTAAAAAAGGAGAGAGCACTACAAGAGCAGCAGATGCTAAAAAGAAACAAGAAGCAGCTCAAAAGAAATTAGGTAGAGGTTTAACAATGCCAGGTAAAGCTGAACCTAAAAAGTTAACAGCAAAAGAAAGAAAAAATCAACAGCTAGCTAAACTATCATTTAGATCAGCACAAGCTATGAAAGAAGGACCTGGTAGAGATAAAGCTATGGAAAGAGCTAGAAAAATTCAACAAAGAAATTTACCTAAAAAAACTACTAAAAATTATCCAGCAGAAAATCTTGTTAAAAAAGGTAGAATAATATTTGGTACAGATAAAAAAGAAAATAGACTAGCTAATAAAATGAATAGAGGTGGCTTTATTAAAACAGGTGATGGTGATAAGTTTGTAAAAAAAGCTTATGGTGGTAGAGTTGGATCATAAAAGATGGAAATACTTTTCTGAAGATGAACTAAGATGTAAAGGTACTGGTGAAATTAAAATGATAGAAGAGTTTATGGATAAACTTATTCTTTTAAGAGAAACTATTAAAGAACCTTTAGTTATTAGTTCTGGTTATAGAACACCTGAATATAATGAAAGAATAGGTGGATCTAAAAACTCAGCTCATATACTTGGAAAAGCTGTAGATGTCGTATGTTCTGGTAAAAAAGCATTTACTGTAGTTAAACTAGCTACTGTTTTAGGTTTTACAGGTATTGGTATACAACAACGTGGAGAGCATAGTAAAAGGTTTATACATTTAGATGATGTAGAACCTAACAAATATGAAGGAATACCTAGACCTTGGATATGGTCTTACAAATAAAGGATAATAAATGGACCCCATTACTGCTTTTGGTGTGGCTACAACTGCATTCAATGCTATTAAAAAAGGATTTCAGGTAGGTCGTGATGTAGAAAGTATGTCTAAAGATTTAGGCAGATGGATGGGTGCTATACAAGATGTTAAAGATGGACATAGTAAGAAAAAGAATAGAGTATTTGGTTCTGTAGAAGAAGAAGCTTTAGAAACTTTTGCTATAAAAAAGAAAGCTATAGCAATGGAAAATGATTTACGTAACTTTGTTAATTTATCTTATGGTCCTAATGCTTGGAATGAAGTTATAAGAATACAAGCAGATATACGAAAACAAAAAAAAGAAGCAATAGAAGAAGCTAAAAGAAAACAAGCAAAGATGATGGAAAATATTATTCTTGGAGTTCTTCTTCTATTTTTTCTTGGTGCTGTTGGGTTTGTTCTATATCTAATTCTGGCTGTTCGATAAACCCACATTTAACTCCTACTTTTTCCCAAAGGTTTTTTCCTAATATTCTATGACAATTAGTAATTTGTTCTTCTAATTCTTCAGGATTAAGACTTATTTCATTATCTGATTTATTTCCTCTTACTCTAGATAATAATTCTAATGCTTTAATAGCACTATTTGTATGTCCATTATTTTTAGCAAAAGTATATTGTTGTTCTAGCTCAGATACTACATCTACATTTGTAGTTAATTCTTTTTCTAAGTCTTCAATTCTTTCTTTAATCTCTTCGTTTTGTAATAAGCGATACCCTTGATTGTACGCAGATTCTTTAGCATATCCTGCAGCTCTTGCAGCTTCAGTCGCATTTCTATGTAAGATGTAAGACTGTGCAAACTTTTCTTGTTTTTCATTTAGGCTCATTTTTTTCCTTATTCCATTCTTTATAACCTTCTATCCATTCTTCTTTTTTTTCTTTTTCTTTTGGATAATATGCTAAATAAAAGGAGCCACAGTTAGGACAACTAAAATTAGTTTCCATTTGATAATCCTCTGTATCTTCTCCACAGTCATGATCTCCTCCCCATATTAATTCTGTATCACAGTGCCAGCATCTCATTAAAATATTCTTAAATTAGGATTATTTAAATCAACATTTACAGGTCTACATATAGCAGTATATCTTCTACCTGTAACAGGTTCAGGAGGTTGTCCCATAATTCTACTAGCAAAATATTTACATCTATTAATATCATAAAATAATATTCTTTCTTTTTCTGGTACATCTCCTAGATAAACCATTAATAAAAATGCTATAGTTTTCATTTTAAATTATCCCTTGCTACATTTTTTGACTTCTCAAAGGATCTCATGGCTCCGAGTCCTAGAAGCGACATAACTAATGTAATAAGCCCTTCAACTTCAAGCTGAGGAGGTACTACATCAGGCATCCATATACCTGTAGCCCAAGTTATAATTGGACCTACAAAGAACTGCCATAGTAATCCAAGACAACAGACCCACATTATTGCTGGGCGTGCTCCAGAAACAAATAAACTAGGATGTTTAGCTTGTTCTTTATTTACTTCTATTTGTCCTTTAGCTAGTTCTTGAGCATGCTTCTCTGCCATAGTAGATAAGTCATGAGCTAATTGCATCTGCTTATCTTTATCTTTTATAAATTTACCCAGCAGTTTTGTTGCTGGTCCTATCAGTGCTGTTATTGCCATCTGATTCTCCTTTCCTTTTAAAACATAAACTAAGACTATCTTCTTTAGTATCAAGTTTTAAATAAGTTTTAATAGATGTATCTGTACTCCATATAGGACCTATCTTTTCAATCCACCACTTTTCATTAAATACAGATACGTGTACATTTCGACCTTTAAATTTTCCTTCTTGAAAATGTTTTATTGCAGGTTGACAAGATATATTTAAATAAACAGCTTTAGTTGCATAGTTAAATATTTTTTTAAGAACCCATTCTAAATCTTGTTCTGGTATATGTTCTAATACATCTGTGCATATTACCATATCATATTTACCTGTAGGTATTTTACTATATTCTTCATATCCAGGATCATATAAACTATAAGAATTTAATTCCCATAAATCTTGTATTGGTTTTACTAATTTTAATTCTTTATATCTTTTATTATTATAAGGTAAAGCTTTTCCACAACCATAATCTAGTAAAGTTTTACAATTATTTTTTATAATTGCTTTGTGTATATAAGGTATACATGGTAATAAACTATGACCTTGAAATTTACCTTCTCCTTTATGTAAAACTTTATAAGATTCTACTAAATCTTTATATTCTTGTGATGGATTTTCTTTGTTTATCATTTAAAATCTTTCTCAAAAATAAGTTTATGTTTATTTTTTTCTACAGATAACTCCCATAATGCTGCTATTAATGTATCTTTACCATGATATTTTAATTTCATTTCCATTAATTCTTCATTAAATATTTTTTCACAGTCTTGAGCCATAGCTAATAGTTCTCCTGTAGTCCAAAAGTTTTTTTCTTTAACTCCTACTTGAAAATATTTAGGTCTTGGTTTTTCATCTTCAGCACCTGTAGTTTCTTTCTTTTGTTCTTCTGTAGGTTCTTCCATACTAGAATCATAACCAAATAAATCAAAGTATCTAAAGCCCATAGTATGCATAATACCTAAAGCTCTCATAGCTGCACATGTACCACCAGTAATTAGTGTAGCACCTGGAGGTATTCCTAGTTCTTGTTTTAGTTGTACAGTATTATTTTGTATAGGTTTTTTTCTATCATCATCATCTCTTAATGATTCTGTAAAAGCATGCCATCCATAGATGTTAGCATTATTAGCTATTAAATGTTCTGTAACAGAAGGATCAGTCATAGATGCAACAAAAAATTTAGTGCTTGGGTCTATAGTTTTAAATAAATCTTTACGTACTACACCATGTGTGCTAGTACCTGTAATAGGTCTAGGATCTAATACTATACAAGCCCAAGGTTTAATACCATGTTCTAATAACTTAGGATAAGAATGTTTAACTGCTATTACTTTACTATTAGGATTATTTTTTATACAAGCATGTACTTCAGAAAAATCTGTATATGGACCACCAGATACTACTATAGCATTACCTTTATGAAAAAGGTATTTTTTTAACCATTTATCTTTTGGTATTAATTTAAGATTAGCTTTTATATTATTACGTATATAATCTTTTGGTACACAATCTCTTGGATTAATTACAATAGGAACATTAAGTAATTGTTTAGGTGGACTAGGAACTTTATTATCTTTACGTATTAGTGCTAAATGTGTGTGTCCTCCTCCTCTAACTGTATCACCTGATGCTAATACATTTTTTAATTTTTTATCTAGTTTATCTACTACTTTATTTATACCTTTAAATTTATCTTGTACATCATTACCATCTTTATCTTTAGTAAAGTAATGATCCATTACAATAACAGGTATATGTTTTAAAGAATTATAATCACTTTGTGCAGTAGGTATACTATTACCTCCTCCTATTAGTGCAAAATTTATATCAGGTAAAAATTCAAATAAATTCTTTTGTTTTAAAGTTCCTCTTGAATTACCTTTAGTAAGAACAAATGTAAAAGTTTTATTTTCTTTTGACATCTTTTCTTTAAATTCTTGTAGCCTTATATTAACAGCTTCTAAAGTATTATGTGCTTTAACATTAAACTCTTCTAAATCTGTATCTACAGTAGCATCTTCAAATAAATCATAACCATAATATGCAATAGTATCTGTATGTTTAAAAGCAGATAATGCCATTTCTATAGCACGACCACCATTCCAAGTTCCTATTTCTAATATTGTTGTAGGTTTATAATACTCTATTATTTCTCTTAATTGATTATATCTATTAGGCATAATATCTGGAGTAACTGTTGTATTAGATAATTTAAATAATCTATTACCTTTATTATCTCTTAATGGTAACATAGCAGGATTTAGATTACCTTCAAAATGTAATATATTTTTCGTAATAGTATCTATAGATGTTACTTTTAATCCATGTCTTTCATATAATTTTACTAGTCTATCTAAAACAAAAGCATCATGCCACTCTCTATATTGAATAGCTTCACCTGATACATAAGTATCTTTTAAATCATTAAGTAAATCTTTAACTGGTTGATGATTTAAATTAAAAGCAGTAAAACAAGTATTAATAATTTTTGTACCACTCTCTAAAGTTTTAATTCCAGCATGCACTATATCAACTTTTTCAGGTAATAATTTTAATAAATCTTCTTTACTAAATCTTTTATTAACATAAGAATCTGCATCAATCCATATCAACCATCCATCATTTTTTTCTGCACAGTCTGTTATAGAAAATACTTTAGGACCCCATTTTAAAATATCTAATAAAGCAGTATAAGGAATTTGTCCTCCCTCTGTACCATTATGATTTTCATTTTGTTTTAAAAAATTATTGTATTCTTTTATATCTTCTATTTTAGAATATGTAAAGTTATTATCTTTTATAATACCATATTTTTCAATAGGTAAGTCATGATAATAACAGTTTACTTTAATACTTGGCTCTATAAATTCTCTAATTGAATTAATGAAATGATGCCCAATAGAATTATAAATTGTTTCATTAAAAGATGTTACTATATTTATATTAGTCATTGTACCTACCATAATGTTTTGTTAAAACAGTTAATGCTTCTTCAGCTGCAGCCATCTCATCTATTAATTTAATTGAATCATCTACTATTTGTGGGTGATCTCCAATAGCAACTGACCTACGAAATGCTAAATCTAATTGAAATTTAGCTTTACTATGTTTAGCTTCATAATGTCTTTGTAAAGCGTCATATAAACTTTTACTTAAACTCATATCATATAATCCTTATTTATATTTAATATACCTTGCATCTGTAACCATTGAGCATCATTACTCCATTCAACAGCATACTTATTATCTTTATCTCTTGTAGAACCCCAGTCTTTAAACCAAGGACCACCTGTTGTAAAGTGTACATTCTTTGCATCTATATCTGTAGACGAATGATTATCTAACCAGTTCCATTCTTCTGGTATTGTACCTATATCTGCTTCTTTATCTGGTAACCATTTAAATGTATGTAACCATCTACCTGATTTAGTATTTACTTCTTGAGGTGTAAGTTTTTCATTTACATCATGCCCACAATTAAACATAATTAAACTAGACCAATTCTTTCTAGGATAAACATGTTGTTCTTTACCATCCATTTTCTTTTTATTTGTAGGTTCATATTTATGTTTAACTACATGTATAGGATAATAATTATCTCTACACATTTCAAATAATTCAGATATATCTGCTCTTACATACATATCACAATCCATATATAAAGCTAAACCCTCATACATATTTAATGCAGGTATTAAGAACCTACTAAAACTAAACTGTGTAGAAAAAGGTTTACCATCTATTTCATCATAGTCTTGTCCACTAATACTATTATGTTTTCTAGTATATATACCTATCTTTGTAAGTATATCTCTTCTTAAAGGTATAACTCTAACAGGTTTAGTAGATATTCTTTCTAATGAAAATTTTAATACTTCATAAGCAGTATGTTCTTTAGGGTCATACCCTATGTAAACTGTGTTTACCATTTGTTTTTTTAATAACATTATACCTCCAAAAAAAAGAGGGAGTATATTTCAACTCCCTATAATTATTTAATCTTAAGCTGTTTAGGTTTTTGTTCTTCAGGTATAATTTGTTTAATTAGTATCTGTAAAATACCATCATTGAATGTAACGTCTTCAACGTGTAACGTATCTGCTAAAACAAACTTCCTTTCAAAAGACCTTGATGCAATACCTTTATGCATATATTCTATATCTACATTTTTATTATTCGATCCAGATATAGTTAAAGTTTTTTCTTTTACTTCAACATTAAGATTATCTTTTGTAAATCCTGCTAATGCAAAATTTAAAATATATTGATCATCTTTTCCTTTTATTAAATCGTAAGGTGGATAACCTATATCTTTATTCTCTAATGTTGTTGCAAAGTTAAACAAGTTATCAAAACCAATAACCTGTTTAGTAAAACTATCTAAATTAAAATCTACCATATTGTACTCCTTTTATAAGCAAGTTAATAAACGGAACCTAAAAGCGTTCCTTAAACAATATTATAATTTATTTTTAGAATAAAGTCAACAATTATTTTATACATCTACTAACTCACATGCACCTGCAGTACAAGCTAACTGTTGAGTTCCTTTTGTATTATCTTCTGACTCATATTCTTTTAGTTTATTCCAATCAATATCCTTTGGCATTTTAGATTGTAAATCATTATATTGCATTTCATCTATATCTTGATAAGGTGCTTGCTGATATGTATGATCTGAAAAAGGTAAGAATGATATACCAGATAGTGTATCAAAGTTATTCCAACACCAGTTACCTACATTAATCCATTCATGTTCTTTAACAGATATAGTTACTGATGGTTTATGTTCACACCAATGTTGTGCATAACACTTCCATATTTCTAACTGTTCAATAGCAGTCATAGTATATCTAAAGATAGCACTAGAATCTGTTTTCATAGGAAAAGAAAATACAGAGTTATTAGGTTGCATCACATCATCTTCACAAGGTATGCCTTGATCTGCCATAAACTGTGTTAATGGGTCTTTCTTATCTCCTCTTACTGTTCTAATGTAATAAGGATTATGTCTAGCATGAATACCACTAGCACTGTCAACTAATTGACTAACTGTACCTGAAGGTTTAACACATGTAATAGCTGTTGATTGTGGTATACCTAACTTCTTTGCCCACTCTTCATTAGTTATCACAGCTTTATGTCGCATTTTACCTAGCACATCTGGTAATTGAGTTCTCATTCTAGATAATAAACTATTATCCATAATACCTGTAAGAGATACACCAAGTAATCTTTCTTCTTCTGTATTAGTTTGCCATCTTTTACGTAGATAACCAAAGTCTGTAAGTGTAGCTTGTATTGTTCCTAATATAGTAGCAACTTCTATTTTATTATGTAATGTTTCTTCTGTATCTGTAGGTCTTACAACTACTTCTGTAAGATTACAAAATTGATTAGGTCTTAATATAATTTCACTACAAGGATTAGTACCAAAATCCCATTCACTATTACGTCTACCATTTTCTTTAGCTTTTGCTTGAGCAGATTGTCTATTAAAGATACCACGTTCACCAGATTTACTTTCATATAATGATAACCATTCTTTCATAAAGATACCTGCATCTGGTTTTTCTGTATATGCTACAGAGTTATTAGCTAATGCTCTTTCTGGATTAGTTTCCCACCATGCACCAGACTTTGCTGCTCTTAATCTTTGGTCTGATAAATTAGATAAAGATATAAGAGCTGATCTACGCACACCACCTACAACTACTACTTCTCCTGTCTTACATACTATATCATGTGCTTCCATAGCATTTAGTTTTCTACCTTTAGCATTTTTAAATTTTTCAATAGTAAAATCAAATAGATTAACTAAAGGTTGAGGACCACTAGCTCTACCACCAAATGTTTTTAATCTTTCACCAGCAGGTCTTACTTTAGTTACATTTATTTTAGGTATTCTATTTGTATATAAGTAAGATACTAAATCTTTAAATGCTCTTGCCCATCCTTCTTTAGAATCAGCTACAGATATAACATCTTCTGTTTTTTCAAACTCTTTATCTGGTATTGTAGGCAGCTTATCTATGTACTGTCTTTCAACAGAAAAACCTACACCTGTACCATTCATAAGTATATATAATACTTCATCAAAAGCTTTAGGACTATCAATAGGTATATAAGAACAATTATATCCTGCTACATTTTCTCTTTCTAGTGCAGCACCTGCTGTCATTAAAGCTCTCATAGAAGGCATAACATTTAATCCTATAATATTATCTTCTATTTTTCTCCATATTTCATCTTCTATTTTTACACTTAAGTTTTTATCTAAATGTATTTGAAAAAAATTAGTTAATCTTGTAACTGTTTCTATCCATGTTTCTCTTCTACCTTCATCAGGTAGCCAACGTGCATATCTAGATGCATGTATAAATGTTTGATATTCTGTAGGTAAATAATTATTCCCCATATTCTACCTCCAATATCATTTCTAAATAGTGTATTGCTTTATGTATATCTTTAGCTCCATCACCTTTTCTTCTATGTCTAGTAATATATTTTAAAGCATTACCTTCACAGAAAGTCAAGTTGTTCTCCATGATATAATCAATAGGCTGTATTTTACAATCTTTATAATGCTGACCACCTACTTGTTTATTACGAGCAGCTAATTTTTTTATATCAGTCTTTTGAAATCCATTACTTTTAACTGTTTCTTTAATAGCTTCATCCATCTTTCCCATTTTAATCTCCTATAATTTACTAATAAAATAGGCTACTAATGTAATTAGTAACCCAATACTAACTCCTAATATAAAAATAAATATTAAAGTTTCTTGATAGTTCATGTAGTTTATCATATCTAAAATCATATGTCTATCTATTTAATATTTTATTAATTCTTTTTCTTACATATTTAATCTTCTTATACTTAATAACTTTATAAGCAAAAGAACGTACATAACTTGGTTCTAATCCTGCATTTTCACATACTGTTTCAAAATTAGTACAACATACTCCTATTGTAGCAAAGAACCATGCTTTAGCTTGATCTCTAGCTATAATACTTGTTTCAGATTCTTGCTTATCTCTTGGTTTTGTTGCATCTAATAAAGCTTGTAGTATTACTGCAAGAAATAATAATTTTTCTGGAGCAGAATTACTCTCTGATTTCTGCAAGTATTCTGTAAAAATTATATTGTTTTTTTCTGTCATTAATCCATTCTTCTGGTATACCTTCTCTTAAAGAACTATACTTAAATTTATATTTATCACACCAAGAACCATTAGTCATCTTACCACCTTTATATAACTTAGCTTTTGGATTATCAAATATAAATCTTATATCTAATTCAGGTTTTTGTTTTCTTATAAATAAATGTTTCTTTCTATCTTCTAATTTAAATCTACCTTTTACTTCTAATATAATACCATTATCTAATAAAATAAAATCAGGAGTATAATATTTAATTTCTTTCCATTCATATTCTATTTTACTTTTTTCATAACTATGTTTTATATTTTTTTCTTTTAATAGATTATATATTTTTTCTTCAGATTTACTACGAAACACTTATTTCTTCCACATCAGGTAACCTTTTAACTTCCGTAAGAAACCTAATACCTTTTGCATACTTGAAAGCTCTGAGTCCTTTTCCTTGGTTTGAATCGGACCAACATACCACTTTATGGTTGCAATATACACACCCAATAGGTAGCTTAAAGTTGCCACTTTGCCCATCAGGAATATCTTCATAGCATTTAGGTGGTGCGTTATCTTTTTGTAAAACTTTTTTAAGGTGTTTAATCCTGTCTTCTGCATTTATCATCTCCATATCATGTAATTTTAATAGAGCTAGATTACCATTTTGTTTATCAATAGCAAAGAAAGCAGCTTCTTTATCGCCATTAGCTTCTGCATAAGCTGATATTTGAGCTATATATCCAAATGGATCATCTTCTGTTAGTGTACCATAAGCAAACTTTTTAAAAGAAGTAGCTGATGCACTCTTAACATCAACTAAAACTCCATCTATTCTGCAGTCTTGATGACCAGTAATATTATCTACAGTAACTTCTTTTTGTTCTTCAGATACAGAATGTCCAGCAAGTTTAGCAAATGCTAGTAATAAAGATTCAAGTATATGTCCATATAAAAACTTTATTCTAGTGGGTGCACTAAACTGTTTTTCTTTATCTTTACTTTTAGAGTCATACCATAATTGTCTATCTGGTTTTCCTATAGCAGATAATCTTAAATTATTTTTACCTATTGGTTCGTTGTATAAATATTTATAAACATGCTCTTGTACTTGACGACCTAATTCTTCTGTAATCTTCTTGGCTTCTTTCTTAGAGACACGAGACTTATTAGATAAATCAAATAAGTTATAAATATCTGCAACTAATGTATTAATATCTTTCATAAATAAAAAAAAGGGAGCAGTAAAATGAACAAAAACTACTCCCAATTCTTCTCAAGATTACGATTATGAGAAAGCTTCTACAGAACTTTTTTCTTCTGCACTATACCCATTAGGAACTACATCAAAAGGATCATCTCCTTCTTCTGCATTTTTATAAGGTACAAGATTAGCTACTTGTACAGACTTTAAATCTGCAGATGTACCTTTTCTTCCTTTAAATTCCCAATCATAAGTAGTATAAAGAACATTAACATTAGAGCCATTACCAATTAATGTACTTGGCATAACTCTTTTTTGAGCATCTACAAGCTCTGGAGCTCTATTCATTTGCCCATCTTTTCTTCTTACTTTTCTTTTAATAGTTACAAAATCTCCTCTATCATCTCCTTTATTTTTAAGAGTAAGACCTTCAGCTTTTAATTGTTCTATAGATTTTTTATCTAAATTACCTACATCTATAGTCCATACTCCATCTGCATCAAATGTTTTATTTGGAACTGTTACACTTGCCCAATAAGCTTTACCACTAATTACTGCCATATTTTACTTTCCTTTCACTGAAATAATATACTTTGTATATTGTTATTAAAATTAAATTATTACATATTTTTTTGTATTAGTCAACACATATTTTAATAATTCATAAAAAAAATTAAGAAAAAAAATTAATGTGTTTCTGCCCATGTAAGTCCTTGTTTCCATTCACTATCTAACTGACATTTTATATTTAATTCTTTTTGAGTTCGTGTCATTGCTTCTTTAGTTATTTGTCCAAATCTAGAAACATCTGTAGACTTAACTTCAAATTGATATTCGTCATGTATAGAAGCTACAAGCTTTGCATCTATACCTGAATCTCTTATCATACTTATCATACTGATTAGCCATTGTTTACATACTATAGCACCAGCACCTTGTAGTAATGTATTTAAAGCACTATGAGGACTACGTACTTGAAATACTCTACCATCTAATCCTTTAATATATCCTCGTTCTCCAGCTTCTTGTACTTTATTACGTAAGCTTTTAAGAGCTGGCATATTAGTTAGGAATCTATTAACTAGAATTTGTCCTTGTTTAGCATTACCACCTACTACTTTACCTATCTTAGCTGGACCTGCACCATAAAGAAAAGCATATATAAATGTTTTTGCTTGATCTCTATCAGTTATTCCTGCCATTTTCATATTAGCAGTATGTATATCTCCATTTAATAACTCATTAGTAAAATTAGAATCATTCATATAATGTGCTAAACATCTTAGCTCAAGTCCACTAGCATCTGTGCCAACTAATGTATAGTTTGATGGATCTGATACAGTCCAACACTCTCTACATTCTTTGCCATAAGGAGAATAAATTGCAGGAACTTGAGCTAAATTAGGAGAATTATGAGCCATACGACCTGTAATGGTTTTGAGTGTCATTACTCTACCATGTACTTTCCCATCATCTTGGCATGACTCAATCCAAGATTTAATTTGGGAAACTCTTTTTTGTAATAGTAAATATCTAGAAAACATTTTAGCTTCTGGCATATCAATATTACGTAATACTTCTTCATTAACTATTACATTACCTTTATCTGTTTTAAGATTAGGTTTCCATCCTTTTTCTATTAGTCGTTCTGCTATTTGTTTTCTACTACCAATATTAAAAGGTATATATTTTACTTTAGTTTTTAGTTGAACTTCTGTAGGAGGAAATGTATCTTCTGCTTTTCTAGAAAGCGTATCAGCTTCATCTTCTAATGTAGCCATAAGCTTAGTAGCTTTAGGAAGATCCAAAGCAAAACCATTTTCTTCTTGTTCATCTATAATAATTCTTACTGCTTTTTCTAAATCAATAGATCTTGTAGAAAATTTTTCTTTCTCTTTATCTAAATGATTCATAACTTTATGTGTTATATTAACATCTTGTTTACAATACTCTAACATCTCTGGTGTATAAGTATTAAAAGAATCTATATCTCCTTTAGGAAACTTAAACTTATCTCCCCAACCTTTAAGACCATGACCAGTTTCTCTAATAGGATTAAATAACTGTGACTCTAATAATGTATCTCTTACTTGACTAGGTTTAATAGACGAACCAGTAAATTTATTTAAGATAGGAGCATCAAAAGATAAACCATTATGCATAATAAATGTATCTATATTCTTACTCCATTCTTTAAACTGTTTAGTATCTTCTTGTACCCATTCTTTTATCGTATTAGTTTTAGGACATTTAGCTACTATACAATGTATCTCTGTAGTTTCATTTTTAAAACCATTTGTTTCTATGTCAACTATCGCTGCCATCTTTATTCTCCTCTTTACATTTTTTACACATTGTTCCTTCACTATAGTCTGCTACTTGTTTACCTTTAGTATCTTGTAGATATTCATCTCCACATGCAATACAAGTCCAACCATTTGGTAAATCATATTTCATTTTCATTCTCCTCTAATATACTTGAAACATAAAACTCTTCATCTACATATGTAAAACTATCTGGTTTTTCATATCTTTCTGCTCTTTGTTGTGCTGTTTTTTCATCTTTAGCTTCTATTTCTTTTCTAAAGTAATGAATCTTTTTAGCATACAAAGTAAATCTAGGCATTAGTTTCTCCTTTATCTTTTACTTTAAGTATTTTTATTAATCTTTCTTTTTCATTTAATTCATCTTCTATTGATGCAGTAGTAGTATGTAATGTATAATCCCAATGACTATCATCTCCATAAATTGTTTCTTCATATCTTACTTCTACTTCATCTTCTTCATTTATTCCACCTGGAACTTCTTCTGTACTACAAGCTAAATTTCTTAATTTTTCTTCATCTAATTTTTTATTAGCTCTAACAGTATAAACTCTTGTATCTGTTGTTGTTTCTTCTATTGTCCATTCATATTTGTATTTCATTTTTATTCTCCTTATTTTCTGTAGCTCCACACCAGCTACATTCTTCTTCTTTACCTATAAACATTTCCATCTTTTCTACTGGGCATAGATGATACCACATCCAATGCCCATCATGTTTAGTTAGTTTACCTTCTTCATTACTTTTAAATAAATTCTTTTGTGCTTTCACTATCATTCTCTTTTGTTTAAATGTTAATTTTCTTGGTTCATAAACTATTTTATTTTTTTTCATTATACAGTAAAATCATTAACACTGTCAAGTGTATTATCTTTTATTTCTGATAATCTACCTGTAGTTTTGTTATATAATAGACTACCAGCTGGTCCTGTATCACCTGTATATCTATTCTTAAGTATACGTAAGTTAGTAGTGTTAGCAACTAAAGAATCATGTGATTGTTGATTACGTTCTAATGCAATCACGCAGTCACTAAGATGTGCAATAGATGCTGAACCACGAAGATGTGATAGTGTAACTTCTTTACCATTTTCATGACCTATATCTCCAGTTGGTCTTCTTAAATGAGATACAAGTAATAAACCAATACCAGTTTGTTCTACTAAACTTCTTAACTTAGTCATAAGCATATCAATAGAACGTCTTTCGTCATCACTAGCTTGACCACTTACTAGTATAGATAAATGATCTAGTATAATCCATTTACAGTCTAAAGCCTTAGCCATATACTGTACACGATTTAGTATCTCATCATTCTGTAGTGAACCAAAATGATCAAAGGCATAGAACCTACCAGTACCAATAGTTTTTTCTTGCCACTGTAGTAATTGTTCTTTAGGATATTGATCACGTATTTCTTTGATATATAATCTAGCATCAGCTTCAACAGACATAATATTAAATGCAGTCTTCTTAATATTTTCTTCTAGTGCTAGTACACCAATGTTTGTATTAGTAGTACGTAAGATATGGTGCATTAGTTCTCTAGTAACAGATGATTTACCCATACCAGTACCAGCAGTAAAGGTAATTAGTTCACCAGAACGCATACCATAAGTCTTTTCATTAAGAGCTTCCCAAGGATACAAACAAGTATCACATTCTTTTTCATGATACAAAGCTTCTTGTAATGATTTTAAGTTTACGATACCTGCTGGTGTATAGACATCTGCTTCCCACCATTCACTCATAAACTTTTGTCGCTGACCTTTCATTAGATACTCATTAGCATCTTTAAGTTCCATACGCATTATCTTACATTTGTTAGGCTCAAATAACTGAGCAACTTTCGCAGCAGCAGCTTTACCATGTTCGTCATTATCAAAACATAAAATAATATTATCAAACTTATTTAGGTATTCGTAAGATGCTTTACAGTCACGTACTGCACCAGCTGCACCAGTCTTAAGAGAAACAACAGACCATTTAGATCCCATCATTTCATAAGCAGACATAGCATCTATCTCACCTTCTGTAATAGTTATGTATTTACCTTTGGCAGCGAATAAGTTTTGACCAAAGAGAACAGCATTAGATAATGCACCTTCAGACCAGAACTGTTTATCTTTTGTAGTTCTAACTTTAGATGCTACATGAGAGCTATTAGCATCATAGTATTTGTAAATATGTTGTATTATTTCTCCTTCTGTATTACGTTTTACTTCTACATTAAACTTACTAGCAGTAGTATTACTAATTCTTCTATCATCTAATCCTCCTTTTTCTCCTTTTGTAAAGCTAGTTTGTACGACACCTTGTATAGGTGCTGGCTTTGTAATATCCATTTCATTCCTTTCTGGTGGTGTATAATGTTGACAAGAAAAGCAGTACCAGTGACCATCTTCATACAATGTATTAGCATCACTAGAACCACAGTTCGGACAACTAGATTGTTTAATTACTTTTGACATATTAGTTCCTAATCTAAATTATTTAAAGCCTGTTTATATAAATTATTAGCAAAATCTTTTTTATCTTGTACTATATCTTTCATCTCCTTCTTTGCTAACTTTCTTGATTCTTGTTTAGTAAAACCTTCTTCTTGATATTCTTTAACAAGACCCCAATATATTTTATCACTTTCTTTATCCCATAATTGTTTAGGCATTGCTCCATACTCCTACAGTTATTGGTTGTATTAAACCTTTTGCTAAATCTTTTCCTTTAGATGTATAAGTATATTTAAAGTACATACCTTTCATATGTTTTTTACTATTTAAATCTACATATACTACAGTATCTTTACGTTTATCTTCTTCTATAACTTTCATTTTACATCCAAGCATAGTCCATAGTCCTTGATGTAATTTTATATGTTCTTTAGTTGTCATTTTTATTCTCCTTAATATGTGACGCATCAGGATTCTCTACCCATCCTGTATCAGTAGTAATAGATTTAGATGGATAAACTTTGCGTCTTAGTTTATGAACTTCTTCTGTTAAGTCTTTAATTTTTACATAAGCATTACGTAATTGTTCTTGTAAATCTCTAACATTTTTACGTAGTAGCTCTTCTATTTTTTCATTCATTGCATCCTCATTATAGTTACTTGACTGTTATAATAATCAAACTCCATTGGTGCTATTTTATTTATAAATTCTTTAGCATGTTCTTTAGATTTAAATTTCATAACATTATTATCTTCTTCTACTAAAAAATCAGGCATAGTATTTTCACATGAAGTATGTGCTATAACAAAAACATTATTATTTATATTCATATTAACCTCCATAAAACGATTCATTATAGCACATTATAAACTTCATTGCAATAAAGTTATGCTCTACCTCCAGTATAAGTAATGTTCTTATCTGAAGAAGCTTTAAATACAATACCTTTAGATAATTGATGTCTTTTTAAAGATGGTGCTACTAAAGATTGATTGTAAGTATGTACTCTTTGTATACCTGCAACTACTTTCTTTACAACATATCTAAATGTATCAGCAACTTTATAGATACTACCATCTAATTTAATCCACTCTCTATACTGATCATTATCTTTTAGATGAGAACGAAAAGTCTTAATAACTTTTCTTTCTAAACCAAAGACATCACCAGATAAATCCATAGATTCAATAAGTTCACAACCATTAGCAACATATGTACCAAAGTCTTTGTAAACTCTTCTTATTGGATCATTAGAAACACCCATCTTATACCAGTTATCATCTATTCTTTTAGCAATATAAATAGATTTATTATGTTGTCTTAGAGATGGTTTAACTTTATAATCTCTAACACTAATAATTCTTGGTGTTTGTAATTTAGCTTTTAATCTTGTAATGTTCATTTTATTCTCCTTGTTATATTATTAATAAAAATTACATAAAAAAAAATTAAAGAAAAAAAAAAATTAATTATGTAACTTCCATATAAATATATAACATTAAGCTTATCAGTAATATGATTGGAAATATATGATTTAACCATAAGTTTGTAGGCTTTGACGCACTAGTATCAAAATACTTACCAGTACGTTTAGCTCTACGTAATCTCTCTTCGTCTTTGTTCATTCTTCTTCTCCTTTCTTTCTGTATAAGGTATGTCAGGTATAACAATTACTTCTGAATCTGTTTCTATCCACACTTTAGCACCACAAGATAAAGGTTTATCAGGACTATAGATAACTTTACTAGGTCCTAGTATGTCAACCTGATGTCCATAGTTATTACTCTTATAAGTCTTAACAGTAATTACTGGATCTCTTTTATTATTCTTATGATTAGATTTAATAACATGTTGATTAATATGTATTATTTTTTTCATTGTAGTTCCTTTCTATTTAGTTACATATTCTATATCTTCATGTCCTGCAACTACATCAATATGTTCTTCAGATAGTATATCATCTTGTCCTATGTATGTAGTTTCAGTAGTCATATGATCTAATGTAAACTTATTAGACTGTCCTACAATTAAACATTCTTCTTGTACATATTCTTCTATCTCATCAATAGATAACTTATCAGTAGAAGTTATCATATATCTATCTACTATCTTTTTTGTTTTTATTATTTCATATTCATATTTCATTTTTATTTTCCTCATTAATTATTTTTTGTATTTGTTTTTTTTGTTCTGCAATTTCTAGTTTTTGTTTTTCTATTTGTTCTTTTTGTTTTTTTACTTTGATAAGAATAACTTCTAAATCATCAGTAGTCATTATAACCTTTGCAGGTTTAGAACTATTCTTTTTTTTATAATCTTCAAAGTTAATTACATCATTCATTTTTTATTCTCCGTATTAGTATTACGTATTAGTACATACTCAACTTTATTAATCTTTAACAAATCAAAAAGACGAAATAGTACATCTCTTTTTCTAGGTTTAGTTTTAAAGTTAAGCGTAATAATAACTTGCCATTTCATTTTTGTAGTTCCTTTAAAAGTTTTTTACCTTGTTTAGCTAAACGTAATAGTTCTTCCGTATCAGTATCTCGCATTAATACATTGTATTCTGGATGATCCATAGTTTTTAAAATACTAATCATCTCTTCCATAATATTTACTAAAGCTAATACTCTTCGTTGTTTAATGTTTAGCGTAGCAGTAAGTTTATTTTTCATTCTTATTATCTCCTATATCTGATAAAGCACCTGCATCAAATTCAAAAGTAGGTTCTTCTATCCATGCATCTCCTTTAACTAAAACACCTGGTCCATTACCTTCCCAGTCTCTTTGTACATATACTTCCATCACCTCATCACTATCTGGATGTTCTAATGTAAGTACAGGATATTTTTCAGAACCTATTCCTGGTGTATTTTCTACTTTTAGTTCTGCTTTTCTTATCTTCCAACCTTCAAAATGTTTATAATACTTTTCTTCAGTTAGATCTGCTTTACTTTTAGTTTTAATATCTATTATGTTATCGTCAGTCATTGTAGTTCCTTTCTATTTAATTACATATTCTGTTTGTGATATAGACTCCCATGTTTCACAGTCATCTCTTTGTTTCATGTGTTCTATTTGAATCTTTTCCCATCTTTTATTATCAACTGTATGTCCATATATTTTATATATAGCTAAAAAGTTTTTATCATCAATAGGTATTTCAATATTATCTACATCACCTCTATTTTCAAACTTGCTAGTGCAAGGTATTAAGTTAATCTTTGCCATGTTATCCTCCTGTTAAGTTAATAAGTGTGGCTAGGAATCTGGTCTGCATATTGTTCGTTCCTAATTAAGTGTACTAAACTAGTATTACCTTTACACACCACGTTTATACAAGTGCTATGGTACTAGGAATTTTGTGCACGCCATAGCATCATGTATATTTTATGATGGCTTTGTTTATACCCAGATCAAAGGGACAGGAATCAATTTAAGCAGTTTCCTGTACATGTTTCATTCGTGCTAGTAGCTTTCCCTAGTATCGGTTCTTTATATTGTTCTAGGTCTATCTATTACTCACTACCTAGCTCTGCTGCACCATCATTCGTATTAGTAATTATATAATAAATATATAAAAAAATCTATAAGAAAAAAAATAAAGTGCAGAGCTATTTCTAACTCTACACTTTTATTGGGAGGACTTATGCTGCATTAGCAAAGTCTATTGCTTTGCTTAATGCTTCCTGTTTGGCAACGCTAGCTGTGCCATACCAAGAACTTTGTATGCGTGCTGCATTATCTTTACCAAACTTATGATCATATGCATAAGTTACAGTATTAAATGCATCCCACCATGTTCCTTTTGCTAGTTCAGATCCTGGTGTACCATCATTGTACAATCTCATAACCTGTGCTGCTCTCCTACTTCTAACATAATTCTTTTCTTTTTGATAGTCAGTCATAGGAAATAAACTTTTTAGATACTCATCTACTGATTCATGTTTAGCTGTAGTTTGTGCAAGATATTTAGCTTTATCTCCATAGACTGCCATTGCATCTCTAGATAATCCCAATGCATCTTTAACTGCATGTGCATCAAAAGGTTTAGTATGATCTACACTAAAGCTATGATAATTGTTGCCACCAAGAGCCAGCTGTAAAGTATTATTACAAACCACCCTGATCGGTGTAAACCTAACATTAACAGAATGCCCAAACTGATGGGGATTAGTAAATAGTAAATAACCTTCGACAATATCATTTTGTAGCACCTCAAATGTTTCGTTAATTTTAGCAAGAACCCACACTAACTTGCCATCCTTTAACGAACCAGCTGTATGCATTTCCATATTACCTTCTTCTACCCAGTCATAGAAGAAATCAAAAGCAGCCTGATTCTGTACAGGATGCCATGTACTACTTACTACATCTAGTTGTTTGTTATCTTCTTCTCTTATTAGTAACATCTTATCTTCTACTAATACGCCTTTGTTTTCATTAGGCATAAAGTACATTGGTTGCTTTTTGACAGACCAGTTTAGTTGAGCTGCTTCCATCATTTCGTATGCACTCATATCATTAGATACAGGTACACCTAACCCATGCCAGGGTAGTTCCCCAGCATAAGCCATAGTTTCTACTTGGTGTGACATAATGTCCTCCTTTATTTTAGTTTATTAAAAGCTGCAACAGATGTATCTATAGTATGTTGCAACAACTCTTTATCAAACTGTCGTATCATATTGTTTATTTCTTTAATAGGTACGCTAGTCCAATGCCTGCCAAGCATGTTTGATAGTTCTACTCTATCATTATATGTACATGCTTGGGTTATTTCGTCATGACTTTTCCAGTCATACTTACCTTCCCAGTGCATCAATTTTCTCCTTTACTTCATTAAGTTCACTAAATACATAACTAATTCTACTGTCTAGACTATTAAGTTTACTGTCTAACTCATTGATTTTAGTATCTAATTCTTCTATTGTTTGATGTTGTTTGTTTAAAGTATCTCGTAGTATTTCCATGTTGTGTACTAGATTCTCTAACGCTTTTTCTAAAGTCTGCATAAGTTACCTCATATTTTTTAGTTAAACATCTACCACACCAGACAACGCCAAAATCTATAACGTCACCTGGTGCACCACATTTATGACAACTAGCTCTAGCCACATTTAACTCTATTCAATGCTAGTTCTAAACTACTAGGTCTAACATATTCTTTATAGACTATATGTTTCTCTAGTATCTCAATAGCCCAAGACCATTCTACATTTTCTTGTCTATCTTTAACTATTTCTTTTAGTTTGTCTCCAGTTATATCCATTAATCCACACATTTTATCCTCCTTAAATTATTAATGAATGCAGGGTATTCTTCGTACATATCTTCATTATAAATCTCCTGCCATATTTTTATTATTTCTTCAAGTGTATACATATTATTCTCCTTAATACCAGCAACTATATATTACTTGTTTACCATCTTCAATAGCTTGTAATGCTTCTTTACAAAATTTAATATCAGCTTCTTGAGATTCTTTAGCTGCATCATTTTGAAACTGATGTCCATAAAAGAAACCACCTTTAGATTTTGGTAGTGTATTTGTTTTAACACATTTCAATAATTTTTCTAGTATCTCTTTAGTAAGTACAAGATCTTTACAATTAAACTCTTCATTGTTACCTTGTTCTTGATACCAAACATTCTCCATAAACTCCTGTAATTTAGAATGTTTTCTCCAGTAGAACTCTTTAGTATTTTCTCTTATGTATGCATATTGGTCTAATCCCATGTTATCCTCCTATGTAGGGTGGTTGATAATCTGACCATATTTCATGCCAAGCTTCAGCTGCTGCTTCTTCAAAGTCTGTCATAGAAATATGTTCAGGTCTAGCAATGCTACCATCTTTTTCTGCAGCATTAAATTTTCCCCAGAATTCTTGTATACATTCTGATTCTTTCATCATGTCTGTACAATCATCCCAGAACTTATCTTCTTCTTCCATCATCTGCTGTTTAACTTTACCCATAGTATCCTCCTAATCTCGTAATAGTTATGTTGCTCGGTCCTAATGTACTGTATCATCAGGTTGTTTAACTTCTTTATATTCTTCCCACTCTTCACCACATTTAAAACTATGTGGATGTGAAGTAGCATACCACATCCATAGTAGTTCTCTTATTTCTTTTTCAGTCTTACCTTTGAATAGTGTATCTTTAAGTATACCAAATGCTAATGACAACAATGGTCCAGTATATGCTATTAATGTTAGTCTTGATTTAGCAGCTACATTTAGTATTTTCTGTTCTTCTTTCTGTAAGTTTTCTATAAGTTTCTCTTTGTCTATCATGTTATCCTCTCAATCTTTACTCTTACACCTGGACCATACCAGTTGTTTCTTTGCTTTAATAAAGTTCTTTTAGATAGTGCCTGCTCTAAAGTATAGACACCATCTAGTTCTAAAGTCTGTCCTATATCAGGATGCAGGTCTTCATAGATTAGTTTAAACATCATTTCTTCTTTCTTCATATTCACCTCCTTGAATAGCTATCTTGTTTAATATAATTGCTAACTGTTTATAGTTAATGTAATTACCTATTACATCTATATGATCGCCAGATACTATAGCAATCTCAACAGTTCCTTGTTTAGCTTCACCATGTACACCATGTTTTCGTTGTGTACTATCACCTTGTACAATAGATATAACTTTATCATTAGGCAAAGTTAATCGTATTTGATTATGTCTTTCACCTGCAGGTAAAGTAGTTTCTTGATGTATAAAATCATTTGCTTTAGTCATAAGTACCTCCAATACTTATTTGGGTGAGAGAGACTTCGCTGGTTACTGTATGGAAGTTTTTGCCAGAACTCTCTCATGTTAATTAAAATGCATAATTCTGAATGCAACATTGGCATCTTTCTTTGCTTTCATGTATGTATAAAGGCAATATCCTTTTATAGTATCTTGAAGGTAAAATGCTGCTCCAGTTTTGTTCTGCTCTTTTAAAATGATTCTTTTCTTTCCATGTATGATGAATTTTTTTCTTCATAAGTTCCTCCTATACTAATGTTATTATAATAAATTCATAAAATAAAATAAAGAAAAAAAATTAATAGAGTGTTATCTTGCAGAATATATATGTGCATAACATACAGAATGCTATAAACAATACAAACAGTCCAGCACCTAACAGCATAGATGTTACTTGGTCTTCCCAGAATACTTTGGTTCTAAAATCAAGTCGGTCCTGCTGGGCTCTGTATAATATTCTTTCTCGTTTTCTTTCGTATCTGCGTTGTCTTTCTAAATCTTTAAGATATTGTTTCATAATTACCTCGTAATAGTTATATTGCTCGGTCAAGCGAAATCACGTAATAGTAACTCAACTCGGTCCGAAATTGGATAAATTTTTTTTAGCTGAAGCCTAGCTAAAGGGAGGAATAGCTAGACTTCAGATGGTTAGCAATCTAGAAGGCTGAATCGTCTAGAGGTTTAGATTGCTTAACTTCAGGAGCTTTAGGAGATGGTTGAACTGCTGAAGGTTTAGGTTTAGGTTTAAAGACGCTAGATGGAACCATGCTCATTGATGTGATTTCGCCTTTAGCGTCTTTGTTAATCCAAATCCTAACTCTAACAGGTTTAATGTCAGGGTCTTTAGCGACTCTATCATAACCTTCAGAGTTTTTATATTTATGTAAAGTGTCATCACTCTTAATATAAGGATGATTATAGATGCCTTCCCAATAGCCACCTTCAGCTAATCCGAAGTAAGTTCTAGCACCATATTCATCTTCAATGGTTAACACTTTGTCTTTTTCTGCTTTAAGTGCAAGTAGTTCTTGCATTTCTTCTTTAGATATATTTTCAGTCATATCGTTTCCTTTCAGGTTATAGGTTAATAAATATATCATTAATAATATAAAAGAAAAAAAATAATTATGATAAGCTATTTATAAATTCTTCTAAAACTTTACCAGCTAGAGGATTATCTTTAGTTTTGTTTACCAATAGTTGTAAAGCATCTAATAATATTTTAACTTCATCTTTACTAAACTTTCCTAAATGTAGAAAGTCATCAAGAATATCTTTACTAGATTTTGTAAGCATAATTAACTCCTTTATAATTTATATTAATAACACTAATAATAATAAAGAAAAAAAATAGAACCTGACAAAGGTATCATTTTAGAGGAATAGTGTGAATGACATAGCCTATCTCACCATGCGTACCCTAAAAACTATAGTTGTAATAGTATATATATATACCCCACCCTGACATATTCATCATAATAACTAGGGTCTAATTTTTTAGTGGGGAGTTACATATAGTATATATAATATATATAAGTTAACCTTAACTTATCTTAGATATATCCTTATTTTCTTTATTATTATTGTCATATTCTTATATATTATATATATATTATATATACACTGATGGTTTCTTCCAGAAAGTCCTTGCGAAAAAGAAAAAGATGAGGTATAATAAGTGTCAAGGAGTCCTTTATGCAGCAAGATATTCATGATGATATAAATAATCAAAGCCTATTCAACTCTATTGCACTGAAAACTCATTTGATGAAGAAAATAGATGAAGAGAGCCAAGATGATTTCTTAACTTTTGTACGCTTAATGGCTCCAAAATTAATATCTGATTGGAAAATGGGTAAACATATTGAGGTTATCTCTGAAAAACTTACTCAATTAGAGAATGGAGAGATAAAACGTCTCATGGTTTTTCTTCCACCACGTTCTTCCAAGTCAGTTATCTGCTCAAAACTGTTTCCTGCATGGTATATTGGTAATAATCCTGAGCATGAAATTCTAACTGTGTCGCATAGTGACCAATTATCTAGTGATTTTGGTAGATCCGTAAGAGATTTAGTCAATACAGAAGAATATTCTAAAATTTTTGGGGGAGTTACGCTGCGTTCAGACGTAAGAGCTGCAGGTAAATGGAAAACTACGCAGGGAGGAACGTATTATGCAGCAGGTGTGAGGTCTCAGATAGCAGGTCGTGGTGCACATATAGCAATTCTTGATGATGTGATGTCGGAAGAGGACTCATTTTCAGAAGCAGGTAGGAAATATGTAAAGGAATGGTACCCAGCTGGACTACGAACACGTATTATGCCCAATGGAAGTATATTAATTATCAATACAAGGTATCATTTTGATGATTTATGTGGGTGGTTGCTAAAACAACAGGAAGATGTTTCTGATTATGGGGTTATTCCTTGGGAAGTTATTAAAATACCAGCATGGGTAGACGAAGCTTCTTCTAAATTACTAGATTTACCTGTTGGTTCTTCTTATTTTCCAGAATGGAAACCAGATAAGGTACTACAAATAGATGAACAGGAAATAAAAGCTTCCAATGGTAGTAGATACTGGGAATCTTTGTATATGCAAAACCCAGCACCAGAAGAAGGTGGACTTATAAAGAAGAATTGGATACAATGGTGGGAATATGAAGAACCTCCTACCTGTGATTTTATAATTCAAACATATGATACTGCATTTTCTACAGCTTCACATGCAGACTTTAGTGTAATACAAACGTGGGGAATCTTTTGCATGTATGACCAAGACGAATATGGAGACGAGGGTTATCCTTCTAATTTAATTCTATTAGGAAATATAAAAGGTAGGTTTGAATATCCTCTACTTAGAAAGATGGCACAAGATTTATACCAACAGCATAGACCAGATGTTTGTATCGTAGAGAAAAAAGCAAGTGGTCAATCATTAATACAGGATATGCGAAGAGCTGGACTACCTGTACAGGAATACATACCAGATAAAGATAAGGTAGCTAGAGTATATGCTGCATCACCTATGATGGAAGCAGGAAGAGTATGGATTCCTAAAAATAAAAGATGGTCTGATGATCTTCTTACAGAATTATTACAGTTTCCACATGGTGCTCATGATGACCAAGTGGATGCATTAACTATGGCAATACATTTTATGAAAGAGTCTTGGCATTTAACACATCCAGATGATCCAGACTTTGAAGATGCTCCAAGAAAAAAAAGAGTTGCGTACTGGAGAATTTAAGTTTATAATATGTGAATAGGAGTAACTATGGCAACTGAACGAAATCCCTTTGAACAAATACAACAAGAAATTAATAATGTAATACAACTTCCTGAAAAGCAACAGGAAGGAGAACCATCTTTTGAATTAGAACCTGATGGAGGTATTACTGTTGATTTTGCTTCTGAAGAACAGACTGTGGAAATGGGAGCATCTACAGAAGTTGGTGAATGGTATGGAAACCTTGCAGAAAAATTAGATGACGAAACTCTACAAGAAATAGGAAACAATGTATATGATTCTTATATTGCAGATAAAGATTCTAGAGCTGAATGGGAATCTATGTTTGAAAGAGGATTTGATTTATTAGGATTAAAGATACAAGATACAACAGAACCATTTGAAGGTGCATGTACAGCAGTTCATCCTCTCCTTATAGAATCTGCTGTTAAGTTTCAATCAAAAGCATCACAAGAATTATTTCCATCTAAAGGTCCAGTTAAAGCACAGATACTAGGGAAGGTAACTCCTGAAAAAGAATTACAAGCAAATAGAGTTCAAGAGTTTATGAACTATCAGGTTACACAACAGATGCCTGAATACTTTGACGAGTTTGAAAGAATGCTTTTTCATTTACCTTTATTAGGTTCAGCATTTAAAAAAGTATATTATGACGAAACATTAAAACGCCCTGTATCAGAATTTGTTCCTATAGACCAGTTTTATGTTTCTTACTACGCCAGTAATTTAAGAAAAGCAGAAAGATACACACATGTAATTTATCGTAATCCTTACGACTTATCTAAAGAAATACGTAATGAAGTATATTTAGATTTAGATTTACCAGAACCAATGAATCCAATGCAAACACCTTTAGCAGAAAAGATGGATACTATTCTTGGTTTATCTCCTAGTTCTGATTTAGATCCTCAATATGTTTTATTAGAACAACATTGTTATTTAGATATAAAAGATTCAGAAACTGAAGATGGAGAATCCTGTCCATACATTGTAACTATAGAAGAACAATCAAAAAAAGTTTTAAGTATTAGAAGAAACTATAAATCAAATGACCAAACCAAAACAAAGAATATACATTTTGTTCATTATAGATTTGTTCCAGGATTTGGTTTTTATGGTTTAGGTCTAATGCATTTCTTAGGAAATATAACAATGACTGCAACAGCAGCTATGAGAAGTTTAGTAGATGCAGGACAGTTTGCGAACTTACCAGGTGGTTTCAAGGCAAAAGGAGTTCGTATGGTTGGTGACAATGAGCCTATTGCACCTGGTGAGTTTAAAGAAATAGAAGCATTAGGTACAGACTTAAATAAAGCAATCGTACCTTTACCTTATAAAGAACCTTCTAATACACTATATCAAATGTTAGGATTTATGACTGCAGCAGGACAAAAATTTGCTGACAGTACAGAACAGGTAATATCAGATGGTTCTAATTATGGACCAGTAGGAACTACAATGGCATTACTTGAAGCATCAAGTAAATTTTTTAGTGCGATACATAAACGATTACATAAATCACAACAAGATGAATTTAAAATTTTAGCACAAATAGATTATGATTATCTACCAGCAGAATATCCTTATGATGTTCCTATGGCAGAAAGAAATATTTTTAAACAAGACTTTGATGGTAAAGTAGATGTTGTTCCTGTAAGTGATCCTAATATTCCTAGTAATGCACATAGATTGATGTTATCACAAATGGTATTACAAATGGCACAGCAATCACCACCAGGAATGTTTAACTTAGAAGCATTAAATAGAACAATATTAAATGCAGCTAATATTCCTAATGTAGATGAAATACTACCACCTAAAATACAACCTAAAGAATTAGATCCTGTATCAGATATTATGGCAGCATCTAAGGGAATGCCTATTGCAGCATTTCCAGGACAGGATCATGATTCACACATACAAGTTAAGATGGCATATTTAAATGATCCAGAGAATGGAGCTAATCCTGTTATGGCAAAACTACAACCTATCTTAGCTGCTAATATACAAGAACATTCTGTAATGAAATATCAAGAACAGATTAATGGTATGACACAACAAAAGTTACAGCAAAATGTTTCACCACAAGATGCACAGAATCCTGCAGTAGTACAAGGTGCTATGGCAGAAGCTGCTAAAGAAGTTGCTAATGCAAATGCAGCTATGGGTATAGCAAAATCTCCAGAGCAACAAATGGTAGCACTAGAAGAACAGAAAGTAAAACTAGAACAACAAAAACTACAAATGAAAGCTATGCAAGATAATGCAAAAGCAATACTAGATGCACAAAAACTTGAAATGGAACAAAGTGAAATATTATTAAAAGTAGCTGATCAACAACAAACAAAACAATTTAAAGAACAAAAAGCACAAGCAGATAGATTAAGTAAACAACAAATGAAAGCATTAGAAGCTTTAGTTAATATGTCTTTAGAAGATAATAAAATTGAAAGTAAAGAAAAAATGAAAGCTGCTGATGTATTATCTAAAATGAGTCAAGAATAATATATGCCTTTTGATGAAATTATTAAAGCATATGCTGATGAAATTCAAAATTTAAAAAATGTTCTCGGTGATGGCAATCCTGAATCATATGATCAATATCGTCAAATTGTAGGAACAATTCAAGGTATTGAGTGGTCTCGCCATAAATTAATTGATATTGTAAAAAAATTAAATCAAGAAGAAGAGGAGTAAATATGCAAACTGTACCTATGGGTCGTTCCATAAAAAATGATATGTGGATTACACAAGAAGAAGTTCCTAATCCAGATGTCTTACCAGAGCTTCCAGGTTATCATGTACTTGTAAGACCTGTTAGCATTAAAGCAGAAACTAAAGGTGGTATTTTATTACCAGATTCTACAAGAGAAGATATGGCTTATCTTACAACAGTAGGTCAAGTAGTTGTAATGGGAGACTTAGCTTATCAAGATAAAGAAAAGTTTCCTAATGGACCTTGGTGTAATCTAGATGATTATGTTTGTTATGGTAAACATGCAGGTCAAAAGATTAAATATAAAGGTATACGATATGTATTATTGTATGATGACCAAGTTATGATGAGGGTAGAAAGTCCTAAAACTTTAGATCCTACTTATAATTTATCTACAAATGTAGCATAAATTATTTGTTTAGCAAAAATTTTTAATGTATAATATAAAGTAAACGTAAATCGTTTGTCTCGTAAACAACGGAGGTAGTAATGACAAAAGAAGAAAATTGGGAGAAAGTAGAAGCTCCTGCAAAAGAAGAAGAAAAAATAGAAATAGAAGTAGAGGAAACAGATGATGCAGCACCATCTTCTGTAGAACCAAAAACAGAAGCTAAAAAAGAAGAGCCACCAGAGTTAGAAGGTATAGAAACTAAAGGTGCTCAAAAAAGAATTAGACAATTAATTAAACAGAGAAAAGATAAAGAAGATCAAATATCTCAACTAATGCAAAAGAATGAAGAGCTTCAAGGTTTAGTTAAGAAAAGAGAAACTGAATTTTCTACTGTAAGTAAAAAGAATTTAGAAGTAACAGAAAAACAATTAACAGATAAAATGAATATGGCTCGTGTAGCATATAAAAATGCATATGAAGCTGGAGATCAAGATAAGCTTTTACAAGCACAAGAAATGTTAAATGAAGCTCAGGTTGATTTAAAAAGTGTAAATGTTACTAAAGAAAAGTTTAAACAGGCACCACAACAACCTGTTCAACAACAACAATATCAACAACCTGTTGCTCAACAAGCACCAGATCCAAGAGCTCAAGAATGGGCACAACAAAATACTTGGTTTGGAAAAGATAATGTAATGACTGCAGCAGCATTAGCTATAGATGCAGAATTAAAGCAAGAGGGATATTCAACTGATGATATAGAGTTTTATCAAGAAGTTGACAAAAGAATTCGAGAGTCATTTCCTACTAAATTTCAAGAAGGAAATAATCAAGATGTTCGCCAGCAGGATACGTCAAGACCTGCTCAGGTGGTAGCAGGAGCTTCACGTTCTACTCCTAATCCACGTAAAGTTAAATTATCAAAGAATGATGTTAATTTAGCTAATAAATGGAATATACCACTTGAACAGTACGCCCAAGAAAAGATGAAGGCAACTAAATCTGAAGGGGAATACACAACTATAAACACTAGACGTGGAGGTTAATATGACACGAGTAAATACACGTAGTTCTAATTTAAGAGAAAATACTACTAAACAAGAAACTGAATATACTTTTGAAGAACCAAACTTATTGAAAATACCAGAAGCAGTACAAGATCGTTTCGCTAACGAAGGTATGTCATTAGGATGGTTACGAATTACCTTAAAAGGACAAGATGATGTAAGTCACATAGGTAGAAAGATAGCAGAAGGATGGCAGTTTGTTGAGAAGGAGGAAGTACCTGAAATGGAACAAACATCTGTCGTGAGAGATGAAGGTAGATACGCTGGAGCAATCTGTCGTGGGGATGTTGCGTTAGGTAAAATACCTACTGGTCGTATCAAAGCAAAAGAGAAATACTATGAGGATAAAACAAATTCATTAATGAGAGCAGTCGATAGCCAGTTAATGAAAGGAAATAATTCTCGTATGCCTATTTCAAATACAAGTAGATCTGAAACAATAAGAGGAAGAACACCTAAGTTTCAAAGTTAGTCCTCTTTAATTTTTAATTTAGAAAGGAAACAACATGGCAGTAAATAGTGCCCCTCGTGGGTTAATTATGGCAAAAAAAGTTGGATCTGGAACTAATTCTACTGGTATTAATACTATTGACTGTCCTGACTATACAGTCGGTTCAGCTTTGTTACCAAGCAATTTATTTACTGGTGATCCTATAAGGATTGATGTAGGAGGAACTGTAGTACCTGTTTCTGTTACAGCAAATAAGAAAATCCATGGTGTATTCCAAGGCATTAGTTATAAAACTGCTGATGGTGAGCAAAAGTTTAGTAGATATTATACTGGTGGAACTTCATCTACAGATATTAAAGTATTAATAGCTGATGATCCAAATCAAACTTTTTTCGTTCAAGCAGATGCAAAAGTCACAGCTACAGCAGATTCAGCAGCTGGTTATAATGCAGCTAATGCAGGTATGACAGCTGGTTCTGGTGGTTCAACAAAAACTGGAAATAGTAGTTATCAATTAGATAATACTAAAATAACTCTTGCACAAGAACAGTTAAGACTTATTAGAAGAGCTCCTTGGGATTTAGTAGCTCAAGGTTCCGTATCTGCAGGAGTAACTGATGCATATCCTTGGTATGAAGTACGTATCAATATGCATTATGATAATTTTATAACAACAACCATTTCAGTATCATAGAAAGGAGAATAGAATATGGCTATAAATAGAGCAAGTATTGCTAAAGAACTCCTTCCAGGATTGAATTCAATTTTTGGTACGGAGTATGGTGAGGTAAATGACGAACATACACCTCTTTATGAAATAGAAAATTCAGATAGAGCTTTTGAAGAAGAAGTTTTATTTACTGGATTTGGCACTGCACCTGTTAAAGGTGAAGGTGCTGCTGTAACTTTTGATGACGCACAAGAGAGTTATGTAGCTCGTTACGATAACGAAACAGTTGCATTAGCTTTTGCTGTGACTGAAGAAGCTATGGAAGATAACTTATATGATACTTTTGCAAAGTTAAGAGCAAAAGGATTAGCTAGAGCTATGGCAAATACAAAGCAGGTAAAAGCTGCTGCAATATTTAACAATGGCTTTAGTACTACAGCTTCCAATTTAATTGGAGATGGTGCAGCATTTTTTAGTAATAGTCATCCAACAGTTCAAGATGGAAACCAAGATAACCTGTTAACAGCAGCTGCATTATCTGAAGCTGCTATCGAGACTGCTGTGATTGATATACAAAAAATGAAAGATGATAGAGGAATTTTAATTGGTGCACAAGTTGCTTCATTACATATTCCTGTTGACTTATCTTTTACAGCAACTCAAATCTTACAAAGTGAGTATTCAACAACTATTGGTGTGAATCCAACAACTGCTGGTAATGGTGCAACTAATGTTAATGACATTAATGCTATTAGAAGCATGGGAGTTATACCTGGTGGTTCTTTTGTAAACAGAAGATTCACAAGTACAACTGCTTACTTTTTTAGAACTGATGTTCCTAATGGTGCAAAGATGTTTAATAGAACACCTTTACAAACCAAGATGGAACCAGATTTTGACACTGGTAACTTAAGATTTAAAGCTCGAGAAAGATATTCTTTTGGAGTATCTGACTGGAGAAGTTACTTCGGAAACGCAGGTGCTTAATCTATAAACTTTAGGGAGGGTCTTATGGCTCTCCCTAACACTAAGGAGATAAGAATGGAAGCTCAAGGAATAACAGCCAGAACAGTATCTGGTCTATTAAAATATCCTAAAAAAGATACAAGTGCAAAACCTACAGGACAGGGTTTTGGTAAAGCAAGAAAAGGTCCTGCTGTACAAGGCAAGCAAGAACCTGTAGTTAAGGAGTCAAGTAATAATGGCAAATAATATTACATCAAAGTTTTTTACTGGAGCAACAAATGGAGTTATTGTAACTACAACAGATGTTACTAGAGTTGTAGCAATACATGCAACAGCAGTAACAGCAACAGGTACTTTTGCATTAAAAGATGCTACAGGAGGAGATAGAATAAAATTTTCAGTTCCTGCAAGTAGTATGGCAGATATTTATATAGGTGATCAAGGAGTAAAATTTAATGCATCTATAAGTGTATCTATGCCTTCTGATGGTAGTTCATGCACTTTATTTGTAGGATAATATAGTGCCTAATTATGCTTTCTTAAAGACTGATATAATAAATACAAGTGAGAATGATTCTTCAGAGTTTGAGGAACACATTCCTTACTTTATTGAAAAAGCTGAAATACGTTTAACAAAAGATTTAGATGATGTAGGGCTAACTGAGTTTAGCTCTTTTTCTTTTACAGCATCTAATCCTGTTGTTAGTTTACCAGCTGATACTAGAATAGTGCAAAGTGTAAATTATAAAACAAGTGTTTCATCTAATATAACAACTCTTCTACAAAGACCTTATGAGTATGCTATAGATTACTTTCCTCATGCAAGTACATCTACAGGTACTCCTAGATATTACGCAAGAAAAAATCAAACATCTTTATATATAGTACCTACTCCTGCATCTACATTATCAGGAGAAATATCTTATGTGCGTAGACCAATAGGTTTAGCCAGTGCTACAGGTACAAGTGTAACTACATCTAATTATTTTAGTGAGTATTGTTATGATGCATTATTTTATGCATGTATGTTAGAAGCAAATAGATTTATGAAAAATCCTAATGGTATGCAAATGTATCAAGGTGACTATGTAAATGCAGTAGAAGGATTACGTAATCAAGCAAGAAGGTCAAGACAGGATAATATGGAGACTGCACATAATCCAAGTGGTGGTCCTAATGTTTTAGTGAAAGGGAGTAATTAATTATGCCTAAATGGAAAAAACCTAAAGTAAAAGAAATAACAGATGAAGTTGATATTAGCGATTTATTTTTTGAAACTTATGATGGAAATATAATACCTTTTGATGAAATGTATGAAGATGATGCAAAAAATTTTGATGATATGTATGCTACAGGTGGTATAGTAAAAACTAAAAAGAAAAAGAAAAAAAAGAAAATGAAAAAACCTAGAGGAGTAGGAGTAGCACTTAGAGGTTTTGGAAAGTGTACATAATGCCAATTAGTAGAGTTAATATTAAAATGCAATTAACTGATAAGTTAAAAAATAAAAAAGTTAAAAAAAAGAAAAAGAAGAAAGGTAAAAAATAATGCCAGTCATTAATACAAGAGCATTACATAGAATGATACTTAAAGCAGGTAAACCTGTTTGGGATGCTTTTGATGACTTTAGAAAAGACTCTAGGAATTATGAGCCTTCAAGTATTAGACCAGAAGAACAGTCTATAAGAAAAGGTACATCTGGTGATCCTGCTTTATTTAAAGATATAACAAAAACTCCTGTTAGAAAAATTATATCTGGAGGACAAACAGGTGTAGATGAAGGTGGTTTAGCTGCAGGAGAAAAATTAGGATTACAAGTAGGAGGTACAGCTCCTAAAGGATATAGAAGAAACAATATAGAAAATGCTGTATTTAGTGATGATAAATTAAAAACAATATTAAAAGAAAGTGATTCTTCTAATTATAATGTACGAACAAAACAAAATGTTTTAGATGCTGATGCTACTGTTATCTTTGGTAATACTGAAAGTGCAGGAACAAAAAATACAATAAAATTTTTAAAACAAGCAAAGAAAAAATATATTATAAATCCAACAGAACCAGAACTAACAAGATTTTTAAATACAAATAAAGTTCAAACATTAAATGTTGCTGGTAATAGAGGAACAAAAGAAGGAATGAAAGTTGCTAGAGATGCTCAAGAAACTTTGATTGGTGCTATTGGTACAAAAAAAGTACCAGAAGAAAGTAAGTTTTATGAAGTTCCAATAGCTAAAGAATTTTCTGAAATAGGTAAAGCAGGTGTAGCACAAAGAAAATATGCAAAAGATGAAATAAGACCTTCTGATTATGTAGATCCAGATAGTGCAGGAGCTTCTATAAGTTTACTTCAAAGAAGAAGTGATGAACTAGGAGATCTTGGAGATCAGTTAATAGGAGATGTAGGTATAAAAGGTAAGTATGTAGGAGACCTTTCTAAACTAGGTGCTTTAGGTAAAGAAGATGGAAAATTTAAAAAAAGAACTAGAGGAATATTTCAACCTGTAGGAGGAGAAGATTATAACTTACAAGCTTTTAATAATTTTGTATATCAAAAATTAATGAAAGCTACAAAGCAAGCTAATGCAAATGCTAAAAAACTACAACGAAAAGGAGTTTTTAGTAAAGATACAACAGAAAGTATTTTAAAGAATAATAAAAAATTAATAAATTTTTTTAAACCATTTGCAGATAGAAAGAAAACAGAAAGACATGAAATTTATGGTTTACAGGATAAATCAAAAAATGATCCTACAAACTGGAATGAAACTGTAGGGGCTAGTAATATTATGCCTAGAATGCAGTTAAGTCAATATTTTTTATCTAAAGATTTTGATGATATATTAAAAGGAAAAACAAAATTTCAAGATGACTTGTTTCAATTTTATGATGTAGATCCTGGTAGTTCATTAGGTCCTAAAAAGAAACTAACAGAGTTTGAACAATATCAAAACTTAATAGATGAACAAAGAGGTATACAAAGAGCAGATAAAACAAAACAAGTACAAGAAAGTAAAAGAGCTTTAGAAAATGTATTAGGTTCTTTATTAAATATTTCTAAAATGGAAGAAAGAAAAAAATATAAAAAGTTTCCTGTACCTCAAATAACTAAAGAAGGTAAACCTAGAGGAGTTAAACTAGAAGATATAGCTGTAGGAAAATATAGACAAATTTTTAAAGATCCTCAAACAGCTGAAACAATGAAATCTTTAAAACAACAAATCATGAAGAATCAAGAAACAACTCCAACAAAACAAAATTATTTAGATTTAGTTGTACAAAAACTAGCTATGCTTGAAGGTAAAAAAAGAACAGATGACGAAACAGCAAAACTCTATACAATGTTACAAGAAAAGCTAGATCCTGTAGGAAGAACAAGAGAAGGTTATCCTAGAACAGAACAAGAGTTAATGTATGCACCACCTATAAGAGAAAAGAAAACAGGTAAAGTTAAAACACCAGGAAGATTATATAGAGAAAGAACACCAGATGTATTAAAAGAAATGCAAGAAGATCCTACAGGGAAACAATTAAAAGATGATTTAATTTTAGATCCAGACTTTTTAGTTGATGATGCAAATGAACTTGCTGAACAGTCTTTTAAAAAAGAAATGTTTGATGAATCTCCAGAAACAGCTACAGCATTATTTTCAGATACACCTGGAGGTGTTCAAGAATTTAAACCTGATGTAGAAGTTGGAAAATTATTACAACTTATTAATACTCCTCAATTATTTAATCGTTTATCTGCTAAAGAACAAAAAGAACTTTTAAGTATTAAAGCTGTATATGATGATGCTATGGAAGTTGCTAGACAAAGACAAGAAAAAACACCTAAAGGAATCTCAGAAGATGCTCTTGAAAAAGAACGTAAACAATTTGCATCACAATATGTTGCAAGTTATTTAATGCCAGAAGCACCAACAGGTTATAAAAAACCTGAAGAAGTTTTTGAACAAACTCAAGCATTACGAAGAGCTATTGAAAAAGAAACAGATCCTATAGTAAAAGAAAGATTAATACAAGAATTACAAGCTTCACAGATTGTTCCAACAGAATCTTTTGGTAGACCTCCTGCACAACAACCTTATATACCAGGATTTGAACCTGTAGGTACAGGTGAAAGAGGACAGCCTACTGCATCTTTTACATTAGGAAATGTACCAGCACTTGAAGATTTAAGAGTATTTTATGGAAGACCTGCTGCTAAAGATTTAACACCAGAACAAAATCAAAAACTTATTGAAAGAATAGTTAAATCATATGAAGAAAAAGCAGAAGGACCTAAAAAGAAAGAAACAAAAAAAGAAGCTACAGAAAGAAAAAAGAAAGCAAAAGAAAGATATAAATTTTTAGAAAAAAAATATAAAGAACAATATGAAAAAGTATTAAAAAATAGAAGTCCTGAAAATATAGATGCATTATTTAAAATAGAAAAAGAAATGCAAGAGCTTATGGCTGAACAATATAATACAGGTGGATTAGTTAAAGTAAAAAAGAAAAAAAAGTTTATACCTAAAATATTAAAAAATAAAATTATAAAGAAAAAAAATACACAAAGACCATTAGGTGTAGGAGCAGCACTTAGAGGATATGGAGCAGTAAATCATGGCTAAAAGAAAAATAAAAGGAAAAGGAATGAAAGGCATGACTATTGGTGGTGGTCATAAACGCCCTACTAAAAGTGGTGCAGGTCTTACTAAAGCAGGAGTAGCTAAATATAGAAGACAAAATCCTGGTAGTAAATTAAAAACAGCAGTAACTGAAAAAAAACCAACAGGTAAAAGAGCTTCAAGAAGAAAGAGTTATTGTGCTAGAAGTGCAGGACAAATGAAAAAGTTTCCTAAAGCAGCAAAGAACCCCAACTCAAGATTACGACAAGCGAGAAGGAGATGGAGGTGTTAGTTGTCATATTTAATAAGCAATATTCCACATTTCAAATGTTGGGTAAGAAAAGAGTTTACGCATAACCATATAAAATATCATGGTGAACATTTACATGGTTTAGCGATTGCAGTTAATACAATACCAGACAGATGTCTAAGTTTTCAAGTTGTATTTACTGGCATACAAGAAGAAGAGAATACAGTAGGTGGTGCAATGTGGGCACGTCTTCCAATCACAAGTTTGATTGCAGATGAAGTTTTAGAAAAAATGCCAGAAAGAATGGATACTCATTTAGCACAACCTTGGGATTGTTCTTCTAGAGGTCACTCAGTAATAGTGATGGATAGAATAAGTTCTAGTCCTTGGCATTGTAAAATAGGTGGAGAGTTTTATAAAGGTAGATATATGTTTACAGTTGATTATACAGATAGTTATATAAGTGATGACCCTGCACAACATAAGCAAAGTCATGTACTACAATTAACAGATGCTGGTAAGTGGACTGGTAATATTGTAGCACTACCTAATAATAGAGTTAGAGTAACTAATCCTGCATTATGGATAGCTGGTAAAGGTGCACCAGATTTTGCACCAAGTCAATACATACATTCTGCAGAAATACATGATAGTTATACAGATCCAAATGTAACATTTAATAATCTTTATAAGGAGAAAACTAATGATGAAAAAAGCTAAGTATATGGCTAAAGGTACAAAGTATATGGCTAAAGGAACTAAATATATGTCTAAAGGTAGTAGCGTTCCTGGAAGTCCAGGTATGTTAAAAAGTAAGAAAAAGAAAAAAATAACTAAAAGAAAAAAGAAAAAGTAATGGGTAAGCTTTGTCCAAAAGGTAAAGCAGCAGCTAAACGAAAGTTTGATGTTTATCCATCAGCTTATGCTAATATGTATGCATCTGCAGTATGTAGTGGTAAAGTAAAACCTGGTGGTAAAAAAAAGAAAAAGAAAAAACTTAAAGTTAAAACTGCATCTAAAGGTGGAGGTCTACGTAAATGGGTAGATGAGAAATGGGTAGATATAGGAGCACCTAAAAAGAAAGGTAAATATCAACCTTGTGGTAGGAAGAATGCTAAAACATCTAAACGTAAATATCCTAAATGTGTGCCTTTAGCAAAAGCTAGAAAAATGACAGCAGGACAAAAAGTATCTGCAGTGAAAAGAAAAAGATCAAAAGCACAAGGAGTAGGTGGTAAACCTACAAATGTAAAAACATTTAAAAAGAAAAGAGCATGAACATAACACCTGAATTAATTACTACAGTACATAATATATCTTGGTTTGATGGAATACTTTATATTATACTTGGATTAAGTGTTTACGCAGCATATAGATGGATAAAAAAGAAATGGTAAGACAATTAAAAAAGGTAACTAAACAATTAAAAAAAGCTTCTAGACTTCATGCAGGTCAAGCGAAGATAGTTGCAAACTATGTAAAAAAGAATGAGAAAAAGAAAAGACCCAAAAATAGGAACAGGAAAAAAACCTAAGGGTTCTGGTCGTAGATTATATACAGACGAGAATCCAAAGGATACAGTAAGTATTAAGTATGCAACTGTAGCAGATGCAAAAAAAACTATAGCTAAAGTTAAAAAAATTAAAAAACCTTATGCTAGAAAAATACAAATACTAACTGTATTAGAACAAAGAGCTAAAGTACAAGGTAAAGCAGAACAAGCAAGATTAGCTAAAGCAGCTAAAGCATATTTAAAAAGGACTAAAAAATAATGGCAACATCAGGTACATATAATTTTAATCTTGACATAGACGAAATTATTCAAGAAGCTACAGAAATGATAGGTGGTGAGCAAACATTAGGACATGAACCTAAATCTGCTAGACGTTCTATTAATTTAATGTTGAATGATTGGCAAAATCGTGGTATACTATTATGGAGTATCTTTACAACTGCAGTTACTGTAGATACAAGTGTAACAAGTTATGCATTAGCAGACTCAGTAAATGATGCATTAATAGTTACATATAGAGCTAGTGCAGCTGGTACAGATACACAATTAACAAGAATAACTTTTGAAGAGTATAATGTTTTACCTGAAAAGTCTCAAACAGGTAGACCAACACAATATGCAGTTAAAAGAGATTTATCTAATCCAACTATATTTTTATATCCTATTCCTAATAATAATGTTGGTGTTTTAAATGTTGAAGCTATTAGACAAGTACAAGATGTTAATAAATCTTTTAATCAAAATGCAGATGCTCCTGCTAGATTTTTACCTTGTCTAACTGCAGGACTAGCTTATTATATGGGATTAAAAAGAGCTGGTGTGCCTGAAACTAAAATAGCTATATTAAAAAGTAATTATGAAGAATTATTAGGAAGAGCAATGGAAGAAGACAAAGAAAGAGCAAGTATTTATTTTAAACCTAAATTAAAAAGTGTATAATGGCAACTGATAGAAGAGCTATAGCAATGTGTGATTCTTGTGGATTTGTTTATCCTATAAGAGTTATGAAGTTAAGTAGTTATGATACATTAAGATGCCCTCAATGTTTTGATGGTGCTTTTGATTTAAAAAATCATCCCCAAAATCAAGCTCCAAGTTTAAGAGAAGATCCTACTATTAGAAACGCTAGAATAGATGATTTAGGTAGAAATGAAACTTGGGAACAAACAAATTTTACTTGGGATGATACAACTAAATATAGATGGTGGCAAACAATATGAGTACATTAACAGGAAAATTAGTAGCAAGTAGTTATAAACAACTTCTTAAAATGGCAGTATCTGCTAATGAAGGAGTTAGTGCAAGCTTAATAAATGTTCAAACAGGTGATGGAGTTAATACTGCATTACAAGTTGCAACAGGAGCAGTATATGTAGGAGGTACATTTGGAACAGGTAATGATGTATCTATATCAGGTGATATAGCAATAACAGGTAAAGTTTGTGCATCTACTTATTATGGAGATGGAACAAACTTAACAGGTGTTACAGCTACAATCGAAGGTAATATATCTGTATCTAATATTGTTGCAGGAGGTACTTTAAATGTAGCAGGAACTGCAACTATAACAGGTGCTGTTATGGTATCTGGTGGTTCTATAGATATTAAAAATACAGGTTCACAATCTAATATTAAATTATACTGTGAGTCTTCTAATGCTCATTATGCAGCTTTACAATCACCTCCACATTCTTCTTATAGTGGTAATTTAACAATAACATTACCAACAAGTTCTGCTACACTTATAGGAACATCTACTACTGATACATTAACTAATAAAACTTTTGGAGATAAGGTAGA